ACTCAGCAAGATTTAGATCAAATTTATGGACCACCTACTAACTCTGCAGAAAGATACTTTTACCATACTGCAAAAGAAGTTTTAAACTCACCAGCAAATCTCTACACGAGTAGATTGCCATATGGAGCTGGTAATGGTGATGGATTTGGTTCACAATATTCTGCTTTAGTTTATTCTGGATCAGCTATTTCTTTATCTGGTCAGGGAGCCAGCGGTACAAATGGAATGGCAACAAGAGCTTTAAATCAAACTTATAGTAGTATTGCATCTGGTGGTACGGTGTTTATAGGTGAACCTACACATGTAGAATTAACTGAATCAGAATATCTTAGCGCTGTTGATGGTACATTATTTGATTGGTCTGATTCTTCCGGATTAGCTAAGGATTTTGTTGTAGATGGTACTGCTGCTCAAAGAAATACTAGAATGGGTAATTCACCTCTTATTATATTAAACAAGTCTACAAGTACAATTAATCAAAACTACGAAGGCTATTACATAGGTCTAATTGATAATGCTGATATTAACCCAGCTAATAATTTTGTTGGATTAAGAAGCACGGCAACTATTACCGCTTCTGCTTATAAACAGAATTCATATACTATATTAAGGGATAATACTTTAGATTTTCCTCTTTCAGCTAATGCTACTACAGGTCCTGATGGTAGTATTTCACAGGTAATGGAAAACTTAGTAGATTATGATTTAGAAGGTAGAGATAGTGATGATGTATTAAGCATGGGTGTGTTTAAATTAAGAAGAACGCAAAATGCTGCTCAAGCATTCCAGCTTGGTTATAATTTAGAAGATAAATTAGTTGGATCTATTAATGCTTTCCGTAAGATTGATGATCAAAAGGGGGGAAGACAACTTAATTACTTTGTTGGCAATCAAGATGCTAAATCACGTAACGTAAAAGTATTAGTTAACCAAAATATTACACAGCGTAATACTGGTGATGATAATTTAAATACTGATAATAATCCTAAGTTAAGAATAAGAGTAATAAGCGATGCGCTGCTAACAGCAGATCCGACTGGGGACGATTTTGGCACTATAGGATTTGCTACTAGTTCACAGTTTACTAGACTAGAAAAAGAACTAGGCTATGCTGGTAAATTATTCCCACTTGGTGCGTATACCAATACTAAAGTAACTAATAAAGATCTAGGTGATATACCAGGTAAGCTTGATAGAGCATTAGACGGCATTAAAAACGATGAAATTTACGATATTGATGTTATTCCTGAAGCTGGTTTAGGTACCATCTGGGCGATGGCTAAGTCTAGAGGAATTACTGAAGGCGATCCATTATATTATGATGAATTCTACTACGGTGGTACAACTGCAACAGCAGTTAAAGCACTAAGAACTTCTAACGCTTTAGCAGGAGGCGGCTTAACTCTTAGAAGTAATTATAATACTATCTTTGATAAGTTTGAAACGTTTGTTAAGCCACCATATCTTGGAGGAACAAGAGGAGATGCAATATTTATTGCTGATACATTTAGACAGATCGTAGCTATTGGAAATGGTGAAACAAGAATATTAGATGATAAGTCTAGAAACTTCTCAACGGATGTATTCTGGCCAATGAAGCATCAGTTCTCTTCACAGAACACTTCTTATGCTACAGTATATGGTAACTGGGCACAAACATATGACCAGGGATTAGGTGAGCTTGTATGGGTTCCGTTCTCAGGATATGCTGCAGCTACTATGGCTAAGAGTGACGCAGCAACGTTCCCGTGGTTTGCGCCAGCAGGATTTAACAGAGGTTTACTTACAACTGCAACTGATATTGCAATTAATCCGAATCAGAAGCAAAGAGATGAGTTGTATAAATCAGCTATTAACCCAGTAGCATTCTTCCCATCACAGGGTAATGTTATATTTGGACAGAAGACCTTACAGAAGAAACCAAGTGCATTCGATAGAATTAATGTTAGAAGGTTGTTCTTAGCATTAGAAAGACCTACTAAGAAAGCAGCTCAGTTCTTCGTATTTGAACCTAATACAGAGTTCACTAGAACGAGACTAGTTAACGTCTTAACACCGATTTTTGAGAGGGCTAAACAAAACCAAGGAGTTTATGACTACTTGATTGTATGCGATGAAAGAAACAATACTCCGCAAGTTATTGATGAAAATAAGCTTAGGGTTGACATTTACCTGAAGCCAGTGAGAACTGCAGAGTTTATCTTAATTACCTTCTACGCGACTAGAACAGATGCTAATTTCCAAGAAATAGTTGACGGACCTGGTCTTTTATACGAGGGTTCAGCAGTTAGTTAATAAATAATTATATGGCAACGACAATTCAAAACTTTTTTGCAGCCGCAGCTGATAAACAATTCTCAAGAGATTTTCTCTTTAGGATAGGAGAAATTACTCTAGGTTCTACTAACGTAGATCTACAAGGTCAGGATGATTTAATTTATGCTAGGACGGCTTCATTACCCGGTAGAACAATTGATAATAAAGAAGTTAATTATATGGGGTTAACTTTTAATGTTCCAGGAAGAGCAACTTATAATAATTCAGCTGCTTATTCAGTAGAGTTTTATGCAGATGCAAATAATCAAATAAGAGATAAACTTGAGCGCGCTTCTAGAGCAGTATTTGATGACCAGACTAGTGATGGTCAATACGGTATGCCAGGGCCACAAGATCGTATAGTTTTAAATCTTTTAACAAAAGATATTCAAGCACCTCCAGTAAAACAAATAACTCTTATTGGTGCTTCTATAAGAGAGATAGGAGATATGAGTTATGCTATAGCAGATGGTACCGGCGAAGTAGTTACCTTTCCTGTAACTTTCTCATATCATTACTACGAAGACTTTAGTTAAAGCAAGTTTTACTACTAAATATTAGTAGTGCCTATAGTACCTACAGGAGAATTTTTAGACTCATTTGCTGAAGACGGAAGTTATTATCTTTCACTTCCCTTTCTTTGGTCAGTTCAATTTGTTAATATAGGAGAGTTAACTGGCGCTATTAATAATGCTACTGCTAAGTTACAAAGTCAAAAGACATGGGCAGTAGGTCCGCCTTTTTCAAGTGGAGGTGGTGCAGATAAGAATCTTTTAGCTGCACGACAGGTTACCATACCAAACGAGCAATCTACATTTTTAGAAGCAGGTCAAAATAATAGAGGTGGATTTATGCCTGGGTATGGGTTACAACAAAGAGAGAGTTTCTTAACTAGAACATTAGCTATTAATTTTATAGAGACCATAGATGATATCGTTCATAATCTTTTTACTCCATGGAGTGTAGCATTAAGTGTAGATGGATTAGTTAACTTTGGTTTAAGAGCAGATATTTTAGTTCAACAGTATGACAACCAAGGTAATAAACGGAAAGGTTATAAATTTATTGAAGCATTTCCGACAAACGTAGAAGGTTTTACTGTCACACAGGACCCCGACGCACCCTTTACAGAAAAAACAGTTACTTTCTCATTTAGGGATTATGTACCAGAAGAAGGATATGAAAGCAGTCCTGGATTTGCAGGTTCTTTCGGCGCAGGTAGTTTTACTCCTCAATTCTAAAGTGGCTCTACCTTATAAATGTTATAATTAATAGTATGTATATATCTCATATTTTACCAAACGGTAAAGAGGTACGCTTGAAAGAGATATTTTTCAAAGACCTACGCACTTTTAACTTATATGAAGAAGCATCAATAAGCGGTCGATTGAATTTTTTAGAGTCATTTATCTTAACTAAAGGATTAAACATAATAGAAAAAATACATTCATTATTCTATCTAAGATTACAATGCATAGGAGATAATATTGTTATAGGGTCAGATAAAGGAGACGTAGGAATTAGCTTAGAGTTTTTAATTAAGAATATAGGAGGCATTAATAATTTAACAAGAACGATTACAATTGATAAAGTAGATTATACTTTAGACTATCCATTAAATTTTAATATTGGTGATGATGATTTTCTTCTATCAATGATAACTAAGATTAAAATCGAAGGCGAGGAATTGAATTTAGGTAAGTTGTCTGAAGATGAATACTTTAAAGTTATTGAAAGATTGCCTAAAGAGCTGTATTCACACATCGATGCCTTTTTAATGGATAATAGGAATTTTTTTGATATCACTCTTTTAGATGAAAGAAAGAATTTGCAAATACAGCCTATAAAATTTAACTTATTAGAACCAGGATTAATACATTTTATTGTATCTTTATTCAATTGCGTTGATGTAAAAGGTTATAGGGATTTATTGTTTATACTGTCTAAGAGATTTAATGATGTTAATTTTTTACTTAACTGTACATATGTAGAGTTAAATGATTACTTTGAAATGTATAAGAGTGAAATTGAACAACAGAGCAACTCAAACCAATCTTGATTATTAAAACCTTCAATTAAATATATTCATGAATAAAAGTGTTTCAGGATTTTTAGAAAAGCTAGAAGAAATAAATGATGAAAAGATAAAGGTTTATATTCCTTCTATAAAAAAAGAGATTAATACTACTCCTCTTACACTTAAGCAGCAAAAAGACTTAATTGCGTCTACTTTAGATGGGGTTAAAGGATTGTTAAATTTTAACAAAACTCTGAATAAAATTATTTTAGATAATACCGATAATAAAGATTTAAAGCTGTATGATAAGTTTCCGTTTGTTATTCATCTTAGAAAACAATCATTAGGTAATAAGGTTAAGCAAGACGATAAAGTTGTTGACTTAGATAAGATAATCGAAAACATTAAAAAGACTCCCTTTAAAATTAAAGACAAGCATGAAGTAAGCTTAAAGTCTTTAAAGGTAGGATTAAAGGTACCTACGCTACTAGAAGAAAATAGCATTTTAACTAAGGGAGAGCAAGATATTGTAGTAGATGAAAACTCAACAAAAGAAAGTGTTGGCATGCTATACATGTTAGAAATTTTAAAGTATATTGATAGCTTAACTATTGAAGAAGATGTAATTGAATTTGATAAAATTAAAATAAATGAAAGAATCAAATTAATTGAACAGCTTCCTTTATCAATGTATTCAGAGATCTCTAATTATATAGAAAAAATAAATGAATATCTTAATGATATTTTAACTGTTGATGAAGTTTTAATTTCTATAGATGCTACGTTTTTCGATACAAGTGATATAGATTAAATATCTATGTGGCGTTAGAAGACAAAAACATAGCTAGACTTGTTGCACAAAGAGAAAAAGATTCAGGGGAGCTTGAAGATGAAAAGCTTGCTAAAAATAAATTTCGTAGAGATGTAATACCGTCTCCGGGTACTGCTTTACCTGGTTTTGCAAAACCAAAAAAGCCTACTGCTACTGTTACCTCAGTAGAGAGATCAAGAATTGTAAATGAAACTAAAATTATCCAAGGTATCATGGAAAAACTGTACCCATGGATGTATAGTAAACCTGCTGATGAAAAAGGTAAAACTAAGATAGCTGAAAGAGTAAAAGAGGATGCGAAAGGTGCTGAAGAAAGAAAGACATCAGTTAAGAAGACAGTTAGTACGTTAGGAAAAATTTTAGGAGCTATAGCTCTTTTAACATTAGGTTATAATCTCTTTAAAGATAAAATAGGAGAGTTGTGGGAAATGTTCAAAGGTTGGCTAGGGCAGTTATGGGAAACGATAAAAGCTAAACTTGGTGAACTATGGGACAAATTTCCAGGTCTTTTTAAATTAGCTATAAGAGGTTTGTTAGCAGCTCCATTAGCAGCTTTAAAGCTGGCAATTAAAGGCGTAAAAGGTGCTGTAAAATTTGGATTAAAAGCTTTACTTAATCCTATTGGTGCTATGTTAGAGGCACTAAAAAAGATACCCGAACTTATATTTAAACCAATAGTTAAAGTAGTAAAGGGTATAGCTAATTTTCTTGGTATAGGTAAAGCAGCTGCTAAAACTGGTGGTAAAGTAGCAGCAACTGCTGCTGAAACCGCAGCTAAACAAGGAGGTAAATCAGCAAGTAAAATAGCAGCTAAAGCCGGTAGTAAAGCAGCTATTAAAAAGATACCGGTTATAGGCTTGTTAGCCGGTATAGGTTTTGGAATAGCTCGTGCAGCTAAAGGCGACTGGGCAGGTGCTGGATTAGAAGTAGCTTCTGGAGCAGCCTCAACGGTACCGGGTGTAGGTACTGCAGCATCAGTTGGTATAGATGTTGGTTTACTTGCAAGAGATATAAAGAGAGCTAAAGAAGCAGAAGAAGTTGAAGATGGTATAATAGGTCCAGATGGAGGTTTACTTGTACAGGGTAGAAAGGGTATGTTTAAACTTGCTAAGACAGATTCTGTGATAGCAGGTGAGTTACCTAATGCTGGAAGAAAGGATAACGCATTATCTAAGATAGGTAAAGCTATGATGGGGTCAATGCTTGCTACACCTCTAGCTGCTCCAGCGTTACCGTTTTTAGCAGCTGGTCAAATATTTAAGAAAATGAAACAGAAGAGAGAAGAGATAGAAGCTAAAAATTTAGCTAAAACTGCTGCTAAAGCTACTCCTCTTTCAAAGTACACAGATTATAATATACAAGGTGACTCTGATATAACTGATATATTAAGAAAATCAGATAAGACTCTACAACAAATAGAAAAGAACACTAGAGCTGGAATGGGTCCGACAATTATACCACCTGGTCAAGGCACAACTACACAGAGTCGTCCTAATAATCAAAATACTGTAGCACCTAATTTAAACCCAGGTACCGGTGGAATACCTAAAAAAGACAGCCGTATAAGTTATTTAGATTCTCCATATAGTGTAACTCCTAACTCACTCATTACATAGTTGTAGTATAAATATTTATATGGATATAATAGGAGAATACTCTTGGACCTCAGTTCCAAAAAACTCCCCCTTACGTAGTGAGGCTCCTACAGCTATTGTTACTTCTTATAAAATGCAAGAGAGTCAGCTAAGATCTTTTGTTTCCGGTTATACTAATATTTTCAACCAAGAGAGTGAAGATCCAATGAGTTTTTATGAGAACTTATATAAGGTTGATCAAGAATCAAGAACAAGATATGTTTTTCCATATTTCGAAGATAATTTTAGATCGTTTGCAAATAATTATGCTGATACATTCTCGCAAATTTCACAAAGGGGGGCTCAATTTTTAGGGCAACCTTTATTAGATGCCGGAGGTGGTATATTTGAAGAAATAGCAGTTGGGGGATCTGCATTAGCGTCTCAAACACAATCAGAAGCGCTTAAAACGTTAACACAAAAAGCGGCTAATGCTACTGCAGTAGGAGCTGATAAAATAGGCTTAAATGATTTTTTAGGTAAAATATCTAATAAGGGTCCTGGTGGATATCAATTTAAAGTACCAGCACCAGGTGATCCAGCTAATTTTCCAGGAACATATATTGAAACTCCTAAGTTTTTTCAATACGCTAATACAGATGCTGCTGTAGAAATTAATTTTGTATTAGCTAATACTGTTGAAAAAGAAGATGTAGAGAGAAATCAAAAATTAATAAAGACCATTATAGAAGAAGCTAGACCGACTAGAAACACAGCAATTGAGATTTCGTTTCCACGTATATATGAAATAGATATACCTGGATTAAGATTTATAAAATGGGCAGGACTTGCTAACTTAGCAGTAAACTTAATAGGTGCTCGAAGAGAGATAGATAAACGAATAGTTCCGGAAGCCTACGCAATATCTATGTCATTTCAGTCACTTACACTTGAACCTTCAAACTTTTTGGAAAAGGCCAATATGTCGTCATGAGTTTAACAGGAAAATTAGGACAATATCGTACAGAAGTAACAAACCTATCAGGTGCTAAATTTGATAGATATGAAAATATATTTAAAGTATATACACAGCCTACTAACGGTAAGCAGTTTTATTTTTATAATATATTAAACAAAATAGAACTTCCTGAAAACATAAATAGTAATTTTTTCGATTTACATACTGTTAAAGGTCGGCTTCCTCTTACTACTGTATCGTATCATATATATGATACTATCCACAATTGGTGGATTTTATATTTAGCTAATAAAGAAGTACTAAAAAATCAATTTTACGTTGAAGGAGGTGTGCAGTTAAAATTTATTAAAGAAGAATTTTTGCCTTTAATTTTTACAGAGATAACTAATTCTACGATATTTGGAAACCGACACTTCTAATGGCTAATAAAGAGACTATAACTTATAAAATAAACAATGCTGAATTTGAAGCAAAGTTTCTTTTAGAAACCTCTGGTGCAAGGCAAGGGGAATTCGGTCCTCCAGATCCAGGACAAGGTGGAGATAAAAGTATCATTAACTTTTCTAAATCTGCAGTTCGTGGTATGGATATAGAAGAAAATTTTTTAGAGCCATTTACTAACGGAAATATATACATTAATAATCCTCTCGATTTTATTGAAGACGGTGGATTAATAAGAGGTGACGGTGGTGATACCTTTACTATAGAGTTTTATGATAAGAGTGAAGGTGAGCCGACTAATGGGTTTGCAGCTGTAGCGCGAGAAAAAAAATTAAAGTATGAATTTGTTATAGGAAGTGAAGTAAATAGTGCGTCACAAACCGATAGATTGAACAACTTTAAAATTTATTCACTCATAGATAAAAATTATCATTTACTAAATGCAAGAATACCATTCGGTAAAAGATATAGAGGTAAAGTTGGAGATATAATAAAAAGTATATTAGTTGAAGTGTTAGGTGAGGATAAAGTAACTGATTGTCTAATGTGGGACTCCGGCGATATGGTTATTGATACTTTGCCAGAGCACATTTTACCCCCATCTACTTTTAGATACTCTGATTTAATAAAATACCTACTTAAATTAAATTATAAAAAGGTTGGGAAGACATATGTAAAACTGTTTTTAAACTGGTGTCGAACGTGTCAAAAATATCAATATCTACCTCTAAGCGATTATTTTGAATTTGCTGCTGCTGAGCCAGAAGAGTTATTCATGGCTAATGATCTAATAGATAAAGTAGAAAATAACCCTAATAACCCAGCTACTGCTCCAGGTGTGACACCAGTTAATGTGTATAATTCCCCTCTTCAAAACTCTGATCTATCTACACCAATGTTAACATATACTAATGCTTACTTAACCAACATGTTAGTATCAGATTATGATCCTACGTTAGGGGAGCATAAAATTAACGTACTTCGAATTAAGGATATTAAAGAAGAATGGAAAAAGCTGTTTGTTGATAAGTTTAAATATTCTTCAGGTAAAGCACAACCCTGGGTTATTTTAAATGACATAAAAACTAGTGAAGTTTTTAGGGGGATAGGCTTTCCTTTTGCTGGAGATAGAGCTAAAAAAATGGCAGAAGCTGAGCTAACTACCAATATGACTTTTTTTAATTTACAACTAAACTTTAGCTCATTAGGTAATGTAGCTAGAGAACCAGGAAAAGGTATAGATATAGCTGCAAGTAGACCTCAACAAGAAGAAACCGGAGTCGATCATAGAAGTGATGCTAAATTATTAGGTACATGGTTTATAACTAAAGTAAGACATGAATTTAACAGTGCTAAGGTAGATGGATATACAAATATAATGCAATGTATAAAGCCTCATATAGGACCAGGTGTTAGAGTGCCTCTTGATAGTGATTTACAAGTTAACCGAAAATCTGAAAATTAAAGATATGGCTGAATTTACTAAAAAAGTAGAAATTTTGAGAGCGTTGGTTCGGACTAAGGATCAATTCAAAAAAGAGTTTCCGGATGCTGGTGATGCTGTAGGTTTTAAAAATATTTCATATATACCATTTACTGAAGTTCTCGATAACAGAACTACACCAGCAACATATATTCGCGATATAGATCTAGAAATTATTGAAGAGTTTAAAAAGATTTTTTCACTAGGATTTGATCAATTATTTAAATTTATAGACAAGCTAGATAAAGCGTCCCCTACAGGAGATGAAAGAGGTAAAGAAGAAGAAAACGTATTAGATGTATACTCTGTACTTTATTATGTTGATTGCTTGTTAAGAGGGCCTTATGCAGGAATTTTAAAGTCGCAACCAGGAGACATCTATGACCTCACGCGAAATCTGAAGAAGGGGTTAGAAGGCGGTTTACCTGATGTGTTTAATGCTGCTCCGGATATAATGGGTGTAAATGCTGCTGGTGCAGATGAAGCCAATTCTTCTATACCTGTTTTTGGAGGGATAACTGCAGATACACCAGAAATAACATTAGGTAAATCTCCAAGTTTTTTAATTCAATTGTTAGCTGGAGGTATAGTTAATGGTCAAGGAATGTTTAATTCTAATGTAAATTCTGCTGTACGCACAGAAAACACTTTACCATTTATAGATAAAGAAAATCAGCTTAGAATAGATTCAGAAGAAGCAGGTGGTCGTAGCAAAGTTAACCCTGCACATGGAAATCATATGGTAAGGGATATAGAAAAAATCGATCTAATAAAACAAGCAGTAGAAGGTATAAACAAATCTGTAGAAGAGTTTTTAGGAAAAAAAGCTTATCAAATATATTTGTTCCAGAAAGGTGTAAACTATTTCTTAAAAGCTGTAAACAAAGCGCAATCAGTTAATGATAGCGAAGATAGAGTCTTTGATTACATGTTACAAAAATTTGAAGATAAAGAAGAATGTGATGCAGATGGTGTAGGGGTAGAAATTTTACAATTACAAGAAACTAAAGTAGCTGCTGATATGTTCGGTCAACCGTTTGATAGTGTACGTCGTAGAGAGTTTGAACTAAAGACTAAAAATAATGACGGTGAAAATGCCTTTAAACTCTACACTGTAGAAGGTCAGTTGGGTAGTGGAGATGAACCAGAGTCTGATCCGATGAGCTAGACATCACCGTTTTCATCTATTTTCATATCTTCATAAGGTCCTACTACAGTCCTATAATATTCCTGCTTACAACATTCTAACGCTCCGATCATTTCATTTAGATTAGAATAATTTTTACCGTATGCTCTTATAAAGTTATCAATAAAAACTGTCATAACATAGTTTAACTCTCCAGCGTTTTTAGGGACATAATTTAACCCTGCAACGTTTAGCTTATCTTCTACGTCTTTTCTTTGAGATGGTTTAATGTAAGGCATTTTCTAAATTAACTAAACAAGCGAAAGAATTAATTTCTTTATCAACAACAAAAGCACTCTTATATAGATGATCTGCTATAGTAGCAATACATGTCTTTTTCTTAGCATCATCTAAGTTCGAACTATATACAAAGTTTAAAAAGTTACATAACAGAGTATCATAATCACCTTGAAATCTATCCTCATTTTCAATAAGATACTTTCTAGCTTCTAGCGTCTTTTTACTAGCTACTTTTTTGTAGATGGTCTCGAGAAGCTCGCTATCGCTATTAATGTTAGCAATACACAACTCTGAATCAATAACGTTCTTTTGAAGCTCATTGATCGCTTTCCGTAAATCGGGGAAGTGACGCTTAACGAGTTGGATGAATTTAATCTTTTGTTCGTCTGATACTTTAACATTTTCATTTTTAAGGATATGATAACAACGCTTTACAGCAAGCTCTACTACAGGTTTAATATCTAGAGCCTGACATCTTGATTGCAAGGCAGGAATAATTTTATGCTTATAGTTAGCTGTAAGAATAAACCTACAGTACTTAGCAAACGTCTCCATAGTGTTACGCAAAGCAGCTTGTGCCTGAGGCGTTAGCCCGTCAGCTTCATCTAATATTACTACCTTAACCCCACCATCAAATGACTTAGTTTGAGCAAAATTAGTAATATTATGTCGAATAGTATCAATACCAGATTCGTCAGAAGCGTTAATATAAAGGTAATTACACCCAAGAATATCATTAACGATGACTCTAGCAAGGGTGGTCTTACCAGTACCAGGATTACCAACAAAGAGAAGATTAGGTATTTCATCTTTAAACTCTTTAACTATATTACGGGTACGTTCATCTAAGATGATATCATCTAGCTTAGCAGGACGATACTTTTCTACCCAAATTTTATCAAAGTCAATCATAATTATTTACCAGAAGAACCAAAGCCTTTTTCACCACGAAGAGAATTTTCAATTTCACCTTCAATAACTTTAACATCATGGTTATTATAAACTACAAATTGTGCAATTCTATCACCTGCTTTGACTTCGTAATCTTTATCTGTTAAGTTATATAGCTTGATTCCAGCACTACCTCTATATCCGGAATCAATAATTCCTGGGTGAGGTAGAATACCATGTTTAAAGCCTAAGCCAGATCTACCTTCAATTCTAACCCAATAACCAGGCTCGATATATGCAAACTTTAACCCTACCTCAATAACAGCAGATCCCTTAGCAGGAATTACTTTATCTTCAACACAAGTTACGTCTAGTCCAGTATCGTCCTTATGATTCTTCGAAGGAAGGACAGCACTATCGTCAGTCTTCTTAAATTTTAATATCATATATACTATAATAAGATACTTTGCAAAATATTCAAGAGGAGAATAAATATATGTAAATGGCTGAAGAACTTGATGAAGCTGTAAACGATATTATTTCTCAATTAAAGCAAAATAATAAAGTTTCTAGGGCTCCTATAGATGAAAGTGTTCTTGATAAAGAAGACTTAGAGGATTTTCTTATTCAAAATTCAGGAAAGCTTATCAAAAAATCCCTTAGTATTGTAGATAACGTTAATGATTATATATCATCTGCTCCAGAAAATAGAGACGTAGCAGCTTTGGCTGAGTTAATTAAAGCATCTTCTTCCGCTATTGAAACTCTAAACAAACTACATGTTGCTAAAGAAAGAAACGAAACCCAGCTTGAGGTTAAAAAGATAGATGTGGAAAGTAGAGAGCGAATTAATATCGCTGATAATCAAACTAAAGTATTATTATCTAGAGAAGATATAATGCAGGCTTTAATTGATAAAGACGAAGAAGTAATTGACGTCTAATATTCGCTAGGACCTTTAGTCAAATCACTCAAATACTGTTGTGTATAAGTTCTAGCTTCCGGAGAAGGAGTAGCAGGGTCAGAAGGAATTACAGTATTTTGTTTTGGAAGTGCTCTCTCAGCATTATCAGGCGCTCCTGGAGCTTTAGTTTCTTCTGCTTCTTCTGGCTTAATTACCACTTTATCTTTTCTTCTCATTGCATCAGGAATAGGAAGTAAATTTGGTGCAAAGAGCACAGTTTCTCCTAACTCACCTGGTACAGAAACAAAATTCGAATATCTTCCACCTCCTGTATCAAGCGCGAGATCTAAAACTACATCCAATGAAGATGTCTGCGAATTAGCAGGGTAGCGGGCTGGCTCAGAATCTTTAATGTTTATTACTCTAATATGAAGACCAGAATCAATCATTTGATCGATCATTGTTTTAGTTTTAGCTCCAAGTGCTTTATAACATTCAGTTGATTTGAAGTTATCATTAAACTTAAAAACATCACCAACGAGAAAACCTCCCCGCTCGTATCTTCTCATATAAGATTCATGTAAATTTACAAACTTTTTATCAGCCATATTATTATTTATGCTACCTTGCAAAGAATCATACAGTTTTAGCTATCTTTAAGAAAAAAGCGCAAGGTGTGATATGCTTGAAAGATTTCAATATCTTCGCTGTCTGCTGGTCCTAAACTTTCTTCAAGTTCAAACGAGTGAGAAGTATTAACATCTTTTTTAATATTCCATCGCCAATTACCGTCATGATGAGGATTTGCTGTAACCTCGCCTTCATTAGGATGAGGAAGTTTTAGCTTTTTATGAACTTCCACTTCAATAGTATTAAGAATGTCTTTTAACGAAACATCAACCTTAACATCAGTTTTACCAATTAACTCCATACTTCTAATTATATTATAGTTCCTTAATCTCGATTTACCACTGGGGTATTAAATATTAATAATGCCATTAATAAAAATACCTGAGCTCTCGTATGGTAAATTAGAAAATGCTAGTTTAGAGCAAAAATATCTATATAAAGATCTTCTTTTAGATCTTGAACTGGATGTATATTATAATGAGCAGTTAGATAAAGGTCAGCAGTTAAGAGATTTAAAGCCAATATTTGATCTCGATGCTGTAAAAAACAGCATAGTAAATGCTTTTTTAACAGCCCCGGGGCAGAAAATTTTAAATCCGCAATTTGGTGTGGATGTTAGGAGGTATGTTTTCGAACCAATTACTTCAACTACTGAAATATTTTTAAGAAAGGATATAGAAGATGACCTACCTAGAATGGAGCCCCGTATAGAGTTACAAAATGTAAATGTTATCGGAAAGCCTGATGAAAATAGGTATGATATATTTTTACAAATCAATGTACCTTCACTTAATGCTTATGGCATTACTTTGGAGGGACGCTTAAATAAAGAAGGATATTACATAGTTTAGTTATGCCAACAAATAAAGAAGATAATAAGTTTTTAGATTTTAATTTGCCTCAAGACGCTTATGTTGCATTCGATGCGACCACTTTAAAAGATTTTATAATTCAAAGGCTAAATGAAAATGAGAAATTTACTGATCAAAATTACGAAGGAAGTAATTTAGCAGCAGTAATTGACATTATTGCGTATTCATATCACGTGTTGTTATTTTATTTAAACAACACAGCTGCAGAGGTTGATTTTAATCAAGCTACCCTGTATGAGAATATGAACCGTATAGTAAAGCTTATTGGTTACAAACCAACAGGTAAGCAAACATCTGTTGTACCTATCAAAGCTGTAGCTACTGCAGGTTCAGGTAACTTAGAAAAAGGTAATTATACTATAAGAAAATATAGCTATGTTTTAGCAGATTCAAATACACAGTATACCTTTAATGAAGACTATTCATTCGATGTAACTGCAGATACCGGACAACAAGAAATAAGATCTCTTGAAAACTCTGCTATACTTTATCAAGGATCTGTTGAAGAGTATCCAGATTATGTAGCAGAGGGAATTGACTTTGAATCTTTTCCTATAGTAATCGAAAACATTACTAACACCAGCGATACAAGCTTTATATCAGAAAACACTGTAAGTGTTTTTGTTAAAGAAGCTGCATCTGATACTTACTTCGAATATAAACAAATAGATAGTTTGTATCTTTCTAATGCTAATGATAGAGTTTATGAGAAGAGACTAAATGAAAACGGATACTTTGAAGTTAAATTCGGTGATGGTTCATTCGGTAAAAAATTAGAGCGTGGGGATGTTGTAGCAGTTAACTACTTACTCTCTGACAACTTAAAGGGAGCAATAAGCAAAAATGTAATAAATGGAAATAAAATTTTTGTATACGATTCACCTCGACAGCGTCAAATTTTCCAGGATACATATACTAATCAAAACGATACAACGTTTATTAATGTAGATAACGGATCTAATCTGACTATAAGTAACCCAGTAAATTCTACTACGTTAACAACTGAAGAAACGGCTGATCAAATAAGAGAAAATGCTTCAAAGAGCTTCTCTTCCCAGTTAAGACTTGTAACGGGTGAAGACTATGAATTTTTTATAAATAAGAATTTAGCTAATGTAGTTAACAGTATAAAAGTTGTCGACAACAAAGAGTATATTAATGGCTATATTCAATATTTTTATGACATTTGTGTAGATCCTAATAAAGTAAATAGAGTGCTTTTAAACCAGGTAAATTTTGCCGATGCGTGTGACTTTAACAATGTAAATGTATTTGCTGTACCTAAATTTATTTTAAACGATGACGGAGCATATCCCCCATTCTTAAGTAATTCATTTAAAAACTTAATTATATCTACTACACAAGATAGAAAAATGATATCTAATGATGTAGTGCCTCGTGATCCAATCTACATGGCTTTCGGATTAGGTATAAGTAATACAGAAAATTTAACTTTAGATATACTTGATAATACTAATTTATACTTGGTAAGAGAAATTAATAATAAGATAAGTAAATCGACATTAGCAAGTAAAGCAACAGCTATTTTGAGAAAGTACTTCTTACCTGAAAATAATAAGTTAGGCCAACAAATAAAAATATCTGATATAGCAGGAGAGCTATTATCTATAGAAGGTGTAAGAAGAATATTTACAAAAAATGAAAGCAATGGTACTATATTTAACGGGTTGTCGTTTTTATCATACAACCCTCAATATCCAGAAAGTGATATTGATTTAGTAAATCAAGATACAACTTTACCATATTTTAAATTCCCTTATTTAATTAATACCCAAACTATAGGTGATAACATAACTGTCATTGATGAGTAATGCAAGAACAAATTACGCTACTATTAGCGCAGTCGATTATAGAGGCGAGCATGTATTATCGTCATATAATCTACCTATAACACCGCTTACATTTTTTGGTAACATTCCAACTCAAACTGGAGACGAATCACTTACTCTTAACAATACAGAAGTTACATTCGATTATGGTGATGGTACTATAGAAGAAGCTACATCAATTTATACTGTAGATGGAAATAATATATTAAGCAGTAGTCACAACTTTGATTACCCAGGAGTATATACTGTGCGAATGATCTTAAGAGATTGTAATAATAATGCAATTTTAGCTTCAGATAGTAAAGAGATACAAATTGAAGATTACATTACCAATACATTCACAGTTACTTGTTTAGATTTAGATCCTGATTACTATCTTACACTTTCTGCTGGAGAGTATTCAACTCCTCTTACAATTAATTCGCAATCGCCTTTCTATCAAGATTTTCAAAGTATATATTTTTCTGTATCAAATACTAACTGCCCTAATTACTTTAATTTAAACGATAGCAAATTTAAACAATTACAAAATTATTTTTCCTTTTATAAAAGAGACTTCATACACAATTTAACAGCTTTTGAATATGTTGAACTTAAAAATATTTCGCTTTCTTCTGAAAATTTATACGTAAAGTTAAGTGGTGATGTATTGGTATCATCTACTACTAACTCACCTTCTTCAGTTTTAGCAGGTACCTCTGGTACTCAAGTTGTATACTTTAAAACTGAACAACAAGATATTTCCGAAGCGGGTGGAACTGAACCTGTCTATTTAAACTTTTATAAAGATAGAAAAAATATATATTCTAGAGGCAAAAAGGGCTATTCTAATAACGACTATCTTAATAACTTAACTGTAAGTATGTCCTCCCATGTGGGTAATGCTTCACTTCAATCTCCAGATCATATATCAATTACTTCTAATGGCTTAGATAATGAAGGAGAAGAAGTTAATTCGTTTGAATTAAGTCCTGTTCAATATAAAAACACATACATACCGTTTATTTTAAAGCCGAAAAACTTCAATCAATTTACTATGAAGTCGCTTTCTGCTGGTGACCCTGAAATAGTTTTAATTAACAATGGGTCATTCTTACTGCCTGTTGGAGAAGCCGCCGGCTCTCCGGGTGATATTGATACTACTTATTATCGCATCAGCACTTTAAATGATACCCTTTCTTCAATAGGTACTAACTTCTGGTATCGAGGCTACTTATATTTTGATGATAGCTTTTTTGCTTCTACTAGTGCTGCAGTAATGAATGTTACTTTAAGCGCGAGAAATTTTTATCAAGATACTCGATCCTCTACTGAATATGATCTTAGTGGAGGAGCTAGTTTTCAATTATATCCTAAAGATTATTATTCTTTATATAAAATAAATGAAGATTTTGATTTTGAACAAATGATAAAAGATCTTCGTTTCCAAGAGTTTTTATTAGATGATGAAGTGTTCTTTACAGATTTTATAGGATCAATATTTGGAGGAATTAGTAGTAATGAAAGTTCTTTAGGTAAAACATTATACGAGAGTATTATTAACTTTGTACAAAATACTTCAGATGTAGATGTTTGTGAAATAGATGCATTAGATGGAATGAGTAGATTGGTAGCTAATGAAAATTTAATTTACGATAGCAACCATCCACCAGCAATTAAACGTCTTATAAATTTGTTTAGTGTTCAGTATAATAAATTTAGAGGATATCAAAATCAATTCAGTAATAATTTTGATAGTAGAAATAGAACATCTAAGGAAGTATATGGAACTAACTTAGGAGATGAAATCGACTTTCTTACTTATGTTATATCAGCTGGTAACGATATAGTAGCGTATGAAAAATTTAGTGGTGACTATTCAAGACTTAACACTTACCAGCCATTAAGTTTATCTGGAACGTTATCTGCAGTACAGAATCATATACCTGGTACTTTTCCTTTTGGTGCTAATGGGTTTGGTGACACCGGTGCTATTACCTATAGTTTAAGCACATATAATGAATTATGGGGGTGGCCATTAGTATTGAGAAACTCTTTAGTAACTAGCCAGACAGCATTAGATGGAGCGGGTATACCACAATTTACTAATTTGAGTGCTTTATCTGCAGAAGCAACTCATTTTTATGATTTCTTCGAATATACTCCAGGCGGTGATAATACTATTTTAAATAATACTATAGATTGGAGCAATCCTCAAACTGGTGTAATTAATACGAGATATTCTTCTGGAGCAGCTGGAGAGCCTACACATAGTTTAGGCAGTATACCTCTTAACTTTGATACAGGTCTATCAGGTTTAGAGGGAGATAATAAAATATTCGATATTATGATTAGAGACACGTTATTTAGTAGTCTATCTCTATTCGAAGGATAAATATGTTTAATGGACGAAATAATTCAAGGTTATCCTGAGGTTAATTTATCAATAACCAACCCTAATGTACGTAGAGAAAATGCATTAGATAGAAATGTAGCGTTTACTTTTCTAGAATTTATTAAAAATGTTCCTGAATTTTATGAACCGGATGGGTTACAAAATTATTATAATGAATATATTCGTAGGTATAATAAAATTACAAATTCTAAATCTACTGATAATAAACAAATTATAATAGAAAGGTATAGAGAGTTTCTAAGAGATATTACTTTAAACTACTCTACAAACGCTGAAAGGAAATTTCTTTCACAAATCGATTTTGGTGATCCTTATGATTTGCAAATAGCTGTTCAATTTTATAGTAAAAAAATAAGAAGTATTATATCCTATTATCAAGTAAAACGTGATAAGTTACAATTTTCTACTACAAGAGCTAAATTAAAAGGTAGCAATTTTGGAGTACAACAAAATGCATATGAATTAGTAATCGATTTTTTAGCTAACAGAGATACAGCTGCTCGTGATTATAATATAGAAGATATAAAAAGTAACTTATCTGTATCATTAACCGAATATATAGATCAATATACAAAATATTTTAACATAGAGCCTGATGATAAAATATATGGAAGAAACTATTTAGAATATAATCCTGATGGGTTACCAGAAAGTAATATATTCTTAACTAATGATGAAGTTTTAGTAGAAGAAATTTTTGCTGATGCGGATAATTTTTTAAGAGAAATTAAAGAAGTAGATGAAGTTTTTGATCACAAGCGACAGCAAACAGAAAAATTTATAGGAGCAGATTATTATTACCTCTCAACTAATGAATTAGGTAGAACTGAATATGGTCAGTTGTTTGAAGCTGATGCTCCATATGCTAACTTTTTAAATACTAACTACCCTTCAGTTGCTTCTGTATTTTCAGACGATATAAAAAGTGTAAGAGATCAAGGCTTTTTCAAACCTACTAACTCGAGTATCGTAACTATTGAAAGTGAAAGATTAGAATTTTTTGGAAGAGATTTTTATCCTGTTAATACATTGTATATATTTCCAGATCCTTCTTTATTTACTAATGATGATAATATTTTCACTTTTGTAATAAACACTTCGAGATCTATTAATAATCAAAGTAAAGGAATAGCAGTTAATCAACCTAACACAGATAAAAATAGTACTTCGTTGATGGGTTATAATTCTGAAGTACCTACTGATCGAAATATAAACACCGACTTATCATTTTTGTTTGATGATGGATACATTTATGACAGTAAAACAGATTTAAACGGTAATATCTACGGATTACTTAAAGATAATAATTTTTATAGAAACAACTTTAAAGAAGAACCTAATCGTGTAGTTAAAAATTTAATTTTAAATGGATATCAATTTTTTGATACACTATATGGTGAAGGTTCTGCCTTTAATTATAGTACGGTAAATTCAGGATCATCAGCTACATATTCAGAGACATTTAGATCCGGAATTACATCTTTCACTCAATTCTTTACTGCTGGAACAGATGCTGAAACTGCATCAGCGAAAGATATTTTCTTCCGTTATTATGGTCCTAATGAACCTCTAATACAGCCTCCAAATTTTTCACAAGTAGATATAGAACAAATAGGTACTATAGAAGCTGATGTAAAAGAAGGTGCCTTTTTTAAATTTTCTGATGATGAAATTTTAGATGATGCGGTGAGTACCAATTTAAGTGCATATACTACTTCAACTGGAGATTTTTATTTTACTGATTTAATTGAAGCAGGTATAGCTGATTATGATAACGGCTCTACAGTTGTAAGAGCTCTCTGCGATAGTACACATCCAGCAGCATCAGGAAATATGACATTAAATGTTGTAGCATCCGGTGATAATGGTGTAGTAGATATGAATGGAGGGTTGTTTACGGATGAACTTACATACGATTACAGTCCGCGAGGGTTTGAAAGTTTTGATTATAATGATGAAACTTTAAGAAAGACAGTAGTTGCAGATGTACTTTCTGCTACTGAAAGCTTTTTTACAAAGCAAGAAAATTTTGGTAAAATTTATATTAAAAATATTAATAAACCAAATAATCTACCTAATGTTAAAGAGTTAACTCAAGCTCTACCTTATTTAGATACTAAATTTGTTGGTGGTGGTGAGTATGAGACTACTATTAAAAATGAACTTTCTAGTAAGGTAAAAGAGTTTGATATGCTCTATAATACTATGTTTATAGAGACTAGCTCATTTCTTATTATTGAAAATATTGAATATGATATAGATACGTATGATTTTACTAACACTGAAAATACAGTAGTAAATCTTCTTTCCTGTAACACAAATAACTTTGATAAAGTTAGTAATAGATTTAAAGTTGGCGATGATGTATTTTATGCTATTTTAGTTCGTGAAGGAGCCGTTAACGATGATTCAGGGTTTAAAGATATTAGAGTATATCCGAGAATATTTAAATTTTCCGGGGCTTCTAAAACTACTGAACAAATTTATCCTACTTTAGACAACCCTGTTCTGCAAAGTTATAATTATTTTAATGAATATTCGAATGATATTTTACTATTAGAGTCAGGTAAACCTCAACTAACTTATAGTAGTGAAAATGAAATGTTTAATTTAAGCTTTATACTTAAAGATCAAAATAAATCTCCTAGACTTTATTCGTACGTTTTTGAATATAAAGATAAAGTAAAATTTAAAAAAGGAAGCTATTATCAATCTAATGATATGTCATATACATATAATTTTGTTAAAACTACAGGTTGGGGAACACCTTCAAAGGATTTAAGCTTTATAAATTTTGCTTTAAGTTCGGGAGACCCTACATTATCTATAACTTATTCACCTTCAGCTGGAGCTTTAATACTATGAACTCATTTACTCTATCTTTAACATCAGTTAACTCAAGCTCAACTATACCAATGCCTGCAGTTGATCTGTTTGATATGACTGAGTTGTCACTTGATCTTTCAGAAGTTTATTCTAACATATTTCCCGATTACCTCGCTATTGAATGGGGTGATGGTAGTAGCATAGAAGAACCTGATATTACCATATACAGAAATTATAAAACAGAATCAATCTTTCCTGAAATCAAAAGAGGTGCATCTCCAGTGTTTTTTAATAAACCTTATAAGCATATATTCTACCCCTCAGATACTGCACTTAAGAAAGAAATGACCATGAGAGTTAATGTTGGTTATATAGATGGTAATACTACCAAATTCACAATTCCTGTAAATGTTCGTACTGAAGGTTATTTAGATACTATTGAAGATTTAGATCTTCTTAATGTTAGTCTTTTAGATAGTGAAGATAATAATTCTATTTTTACCTATTTAACGAAAAAAGATAACTTTGTAATTCAAAATCATGATGATACAGAAATTGAGTATTCTGATTTACCTGCAACAACTTTATCTTCTTATAATGATACATCTAATCAAAGTATTACTGAAATGCAGTCATATGTTTCAGGTGTAGCTGATCCTGTTGGATCAGCAGCTAAGTTTAAATTTATACAGAATGTAACACAGGCGTCAGCTACCTGGACTACAACATTTTGGGGTTATGCTAATCGATCTAAAATTAATTTTTCCGGTACGTCATATGCAGCAGATGGGTTTACAGATCAAAATAATGTAACTTTAATTTCTCCAAGACATGGAATTAGCGTATCACATGCAAAACCAGCTCATGATCCTGCAGCAGGTGACGTAGTATATTTTTATGATTTTACTACAGGCAATTCAATATCTGCAACTATATCTGCTACATCAGAAATTCCTCATAGAGACTTAACTGTTATTAGTTTTGATAGAGATTTATCTACCGCTACTACCTCAACAGGAGCTGCAGGTAATTTAAAGTTATATAAAGTACCACGTTTTGATAGTGAAGTACCTACTAGTAAATTTCCTTTAATAAATCAAGGGGGAAATGAATTTTTCGATAACGATTATTACAGTGGGATAGCTACTACAGATGTTATTAATGAAACGCGCACTAATAGGGGTTTCAATGGCGAAATAATCACTCTCGTATCTAATAAAGTAAATATATTTTTAAAGCCTCCTGGTTTACCTAATTATAGATTAACTAATGTGTCGCCATTGCTTTCATCTGCTAATTTAAGTTTATCAGGTTATGCATCCGGAGATAGCGGCGGTCCATTATTTATACCTTATAATGATGAGCTTATATTGTTGGGTATAATACAAACTAGAGGTGGATCTGGAGGAACTGCTAAAAACTTTGGAAACGCTGAAATACAGGAATTAATTAGTGAAGGTATGGAAGCAGTAGGAAATACATGGGGGTATCAACTTTCAACGGTTCGCTTAAGTTAACGCTGGTATAAATATATACAATGGGAGCATTGGTCAAAGCTAGCTTAAGCGCTTTAAAATCAGAATCTGCAGAAATTTGTCCTGTAGATTTGGAATTAGATCAGTTTCGTAGAACGTATTCTGGAGGATTTAATTTTAATTTTATTACAGCTCTTTCAGGTACTCAAAGCTTTAAAAATTTAAATTTTACAAATTTCTTTCTCACTGATGAGTATACTCTTGATAGTGTAACACATTTTTCAGGAGGACGTGTAATACCTAAAAAGATTTTCTCTGCTTTAAATTTTTCTGCCGAGTCAGAGGGATTTTTAACATTTCAAAAAGCAGATAAAAAGAATTTTGAAAAAACCGGTACCACATATGATGCACAATATTATGGTTACACTGGTATAACAACAGATGCAACTCAAGCTAATGATTTCGAAATTGAATTAATCGATTCTTTTCATTGTAGAGTTTCTTTCTTAATTAATAACTTTAGATATTATCTAGTAGTTAGTGATGATGCAGAAGAAAACACTCAAAAGAAAACTCTATTCGTTGGGGAAAATAAAATAAGCAAAGATAATGCTAAGCTAGAGTATACTATAGTAAAGGGAGGGTTAGGAACAACGTCGGATTATTTAGCTTTCTTCTCTACTAAAGTTAAAGATCCAGATAATACTTTTAGTCCTGAACAGAGATATATTTTAGAAAATAATGGACAAACATTAGTAGCACAAAATATATCTAATATAGATGATGTTAATTCTTTTTTCTTTACAACTCGTGCTATTAAATTAGGAGGTGAAATCGATTTAACTATTCCATCTCCATATAATACATCGTTTATAACCTACAATAAAAACGGTTCAAAAGTTGATACTAGTAAGAGTAATTTTCACTTACCTTCTAATTACCTTCTCCATACTTCTTCTAATTCTACCTCTCTTAAATTTGATTTATTAAATTTAAAAAACATTTCAAATAATTTTGATCAATATGTTTCTTCTAATAATTTACTTTCTTCAAGTGATAACAACCCTATATATGTTAAGGGACTTAGAAAATATACTAGTATATTTTCAGATGTAGATAGTGAAAAGAATGAAACTCTTTCATTAAACTATGTGTATAATAATTTTAATGTAAGGGTAAGAGAAGGTTCTACATACTTTATAACTCCATCTTCTTTAAATCCTTTTACACAAATTAATATTAATGATACCAAATTTGTAGACTCCGGAGCATTTTCATATACACAACCATTTTTAGCTGATAGAGTATATGAACTAGATGATGAAGATGGTGTAAAAAGTGAGGACGCTACATACTTATGTACATGGTTATCTGGTGGTGTAGGTAAAAGAGGAGTATGGGTAGATAGGTATTTTTATCCAGACCTAGCTTCCAAAGAAGAAGCTTTATCTTCTAATAACACTTATGATGTTACATACGAGCAACTAGTAGAAAATTTAATTAAAAACAATAGCTCTTTAAAAACTTCTATAGAAAAGAAAGTTATCTTTGATAAGAAGAGCGATTTAGTATTCCAACCTAATAAAAGATACAGATACGAACGAATTAAAAAAGATGAATTAGAAAGAAAAAAGCCTACTAATTTTTGTGAAGGAGCAGTTCTTACTGATAGAATAAACAATTACTTTAACGAAATAAATAAAAACGGGGGCTTTGCATTAGGATTTAATATAAAAAGTGATGCTGGACAATTTACTATAAGATCAAGAAGAAATGACATTGATGGGGGGTTTGAAATAGAAAGATTAGCTAGTGGTGATTTAAGATTTACTTTTAACATTTTTGATAATTCACCTGAACCACCGACAGTAAGATCTATAACTAAAATAATCGATCTTAATCCTTTTGTTTCTAATGCTATATTTTTATCATTTGATGCTATAAGAGGTACGTGTAGTTTTTATGTAAATTCAGAAGTTATATTTTCGTTTGATATAAAGTCATACCAAATGTTAAATAAAATGATTTTATTCGGTATTATAGAAATAGTATCACCTGGTAATATAACTGAAAAAATTCTTAAACCAGATCTAGAGGATAACATTTACTTAGATGATATATATCTTACTTTATCACCGTTAAATGCAGAAGAAGAGATTACTGCTGTCTTAACACAAAATTTAAATAATATTCAAGATATTACTATATCTTTACCATGTGGTATGAGAAACTTAACTGATACTATTAACACGGTAAATTCTATTGGCACAAACTTAAAGCATAGAAGCAATGTAGTTGATATTAATGTAAAGAATTTAAATATACAAGACAGTAGTATTACTGAAGAAGTAAAAACTATGATATTGAATAATATAACTTCTTCCCTTCCTGAAACCACTAACATAAATGATGTTAAATTTATAAACTACAAATGATATCTTATTTTAAATATACTTCTGGAGAGTCCTTTACTTTAAGTGGTAGAGATTATGATGGTTTGTTTAACATAACAGATGGACGCGCTTTTTCCGGAAAAACTCTTTCAGAAACTTCTACTCCTTTAAGCTCTAAAGGAACATTTGTAGGTAATTCATTTCTTGCTAAAAAAGAATTTGATAGAACTGCTGGTGGTGTACCTCGTGGTAGTCAAGTTTTAGAAAAGCCACATATATCGCCTAGAGATGTTATTGACCAAGTATTTCTTGATACAAATTTAGAAATACTTAATAATAATAATTTAAATTTATACGCGTTAAATATTATTTCTAATCCTCAAATTTTAAATTTCCAATCTACTTCAAAAGATGCAGATAGCTTTATGGTAGCTTTAACAAGTTTATCTGAAGCGAGATCAAAAAATGTTGTTGTTACTAAAGATAATGGATTTGCAGAAAATACTTTACCATTTAATGTAACAAGACAAACTTCTGATGGTGTGACAATTGAAGAAAATAAAGTACCTACTGCTTTAGACGGTTTTGATAAATTAGATGAGACGACTAGTGCTACAATAGTTATTAACAGAGATGAAACATTTAATTACTTTACTGTAACATCTACTGAAACATTAGTATTTTCAGGTAGCTTTGTTAAGAATAGTCCTTTTTCGTTTAGAGAAAACATTACGGATCAAATACCTCCGAGTACTACATTGTTATATGATAACAATACTGATACATTATTTAACTTAGGAAAAGATGTAATATTAGATGGAGATGGTAACCCTAAACAAATAGATAGATTGATAGGTTATGATTTTAGTTTTTATAATACATGTGGTCAATGGAAGATAAAAGATATCTTTACTTTTGATAACCCTGTTGTAAAGGGTAAGTTTAAAATAGGAAACGACTTAAAAGGGGCTTTAGTAAGACTTCCAGATGGTCAAATTGCTATTGAATTAACTAACAAATATTCTAATGAATTTTTTGGTTATATTAAGCCGCCACCACCCCGGCAAGGCTTAGGGCTGTTACCGGGGGGTATTACAATTAACGAAGTCATTGTAGATTTTGATATTAGAGATACAGATGATTCAGTATTAGTATTAACTAAGGTAGAAGGCAATGACGTACAAACTCCTGGAACAGACGGACCTTTTAATGTATATCATGTTGATTCAGAATTAGTAGAAAACTATATACTCGGAGTAAATGATAGACCTCGATTGGTTCGTACTTATACTCCTGTGTTTGGAAGAAGAAGAAGAACTATAGGAGAGGCTACTGTTAAATTTTCTGATAATGATTCGAATATTTTCATCTTAAAAGAAGGTAGTTCCGTTACTACAAGATTTATTAGTAATCCTGAATTTCCAGCAGGCTTTTTAAGTTTTAATAATTTACAATTTTTACCAAATGCATATTATGGTGGAACGAAAGAACTATTTAGTAATAGCAGATATGCATTCAATAGTAACAATTTACCATCTAATAATTATAATATTATTAATTTACAAACTGAACAAGTAGGAGGAAGCGTCTATAACTTTTTGCAAAATACAGGTAGATTGTATTTTTCTAAGACAGGTGGTTTAGTATATGATAATATACTTCCTTTAGATTTAGCTAATACTTATGATAGGGAATTAGGATGTGAATCAAGTTTAGGTATATCTCTTAACAGTGAAATAGAATCAATTTTAAAAGATACACTAAAGATATATGTTAATTTAGCTTTAATTATTACTGGTGAAACTATAGAAGATGTTCCGGTATTAGGTAGATACACTTCATACCCAAATATTGATGTAGATTTTAGAGATTTTGAGTTTCATGAAAATGAAGAAATTAATTATAACGTAGTAACTAGAGTATTTGATAGCCTTTATAACCTTCAAAAGAACGTACTAGATAGTATTTTGAATAACTAGAATAAATAAATATATGTCAGCAAGCTTACAGAATGAATTAATAGCAGATCTATATACTTCTTTGCTTCATTTAAGTGGTGGTGATTTGTATAAAGATCCACAACCTAGAGATGTTTATGATGGCTTGGGCAATAAAACCGGTATTGCTTTAAGTGGTACTAAAGTAGTAGTTAATAATGTAGCGCTTCCTGAGCAGCATGTTGATTCAATAGAGGCAACTGATAACGATGTTACTAGTTTAGTAGATATGTTTTTTCCTGTAGGTTCTATTCAGATGACTATAGATAACGTTAACCCAGGAACAAGAATACCTGGTACAGTCTGGGAACTAGCTTCTGAAGGTAGATTTATTGTAGGTGCTGGTGGTCGTAATCCAAGTAATGGATATGCAGAGTATACGGCTGAAAATAATATTGGAGGATCAGATGGTCAAGATTCTCATGTATCTTTAAATGAAGATCAAATGCCGGCTCATACCCATGTACCTAATAGTTTTAACAGTCAGTTCGGAAATGTACTTTCTTGGACAAGCGCTGAAGCAATTCCTGGTGGTGGTGAAGGTGGAGCTATTAATAAACAAATTCCGGTAGGACAAACTACACAATTTTTAGAACCAATTTACGGGTTTCCAAGCATTCAACCTATAGCACAAAAGCTTTCAACGGTAGGAAAAAATCAAGCATTCAGTATATCGCCAATGAGTTATGGAGCTTATATATGGAAAAGAACACAATAATAAAATAAAATGGCAGACGTAAGTATAGTAAAATTAAAAGTAAGACGTGGTACTAACGAACAAAGAAGATCTATAATTTTAGATCAAGGTGAATTAGGCTACACTCTAGATACACGAAGATTATATATAGGTGACGGTGCTTCTGTTGGTGGACGCGTAGTAGGAAACATAGGAATTGGTCCATTTAATTTAGAATCAAGTTTAAACATTCCAGGCCTGGAAATAGGTGATATTGGTTACGCTAACAATAAACTATATATACTTTCTGGTCAAAATTATAACGACTCTTTATCTGGGTTAGCATACATTGGTAATGTACCAGGTACTACTTTAGATTTTGGTGATAACAACACCTTAATAGTTGCAAAAAGTTCAGTTAATTCTAGTGAATTTGCTTCAGAAATATTTGGCGCTGGTATTGCAAAAGTTGGTGATACTATAGCTGTTGATAGTAGTACAGCATTCTTTGAAATATCATCAGAAAAATTAAGTATTAAACAAAACACAATAGGAGAAAGAGAGATTTTATCTACTGCGCTTTCAAGTGGGCTTTCAGGTGGTAATGGTGAACCAGTAGTGATGCATGTTGATAATGCTCAATTTGATTTTGATTCTACTAATCGATTAATTTTAGCTGATTTAGGAAATGAAATTATTAAATTTTCTAATTTTGCTCCTGGTTCAATAGGAGATGGCTTACAGTTAAATTCTACTACTAATCAACTAGAAGCTTTATTTAAACAAGTAGATAGTTCTTTAACTCTTTCTAATAGTGGAGTTCTTGCTATTGCAAATGGCTTTAGTACAAATACTGAGGTTGCCTCAGGTAATGAGTTTCCGTTTGTTAATGTTTCTAACGGTATTATAAATGGAATGGCCAGTTCAATTTATGATGTTGTAACAGCTACTGGATTATCAGGTGCTAACTCTGGTAATGACGTACCGGTAGGTACTATACTACCTCACGCGCGTGCATTTAGTGTTATTCCAGATGGTTATCTACTTTGTGACGGTAACATATACTCCTCTGTTGAATCTTCTAATTATAGAGAATTATATGATGTTATAGGTAACCGGTATGATACTACTAATGGCTTGCCTTCTCCTGGAGGTAATTTTTTCAGAGTACCACAATTAACCGGAGGTAATGTATTGTTATATGGTTCTGATGCAGGCGCACCAGACTCGACTACATATTACTTAAGTTCTGATACAACAGATAACGGTACAGCATCTTTAAGTGCACAAGGATTTAACTTTATTATTCGTTATTCATCAGTCGATGGTAATAACAATTTATTTAACGGAGCCCCTAACCAGGTTTCAAGAGGTTATCAAGGTTCTTATGATCAAAAAGTTTATGATGCAATTGATTGCAACGGTGCTAATCTTACTCTAAGTTCTGCAGGATTTATAAGATTTGCATTATCAGGTACCTCTAGAAATGACTGTAATGAACCTTTTGATAGATTTGCAATTCCTGTATACAGCTGGTAAATTAAATATATAAAACAATGGGTATAGAAATATTAGAAAACACTTTATTAAAACTCTTAGTTAGAAGAGGTACTAACTTTGATAGGCAACAAATTACTTTAGACAGTGGAGAGCTAGGTTATACTACTGATACCAAGCGGTTGTTTATTGGAGATGGTACTACTGAAGGTGGTACATTAGTAGGTAACAAATATAAAGGTAGAGCTAGTGATGTTACTACATTAGCTCCTGTAGAGATAGGTGATTACGCTTATGATACAGATAATAGTAGTTTATATTTATGTGTATCAGGAAACGGTAACATAATTACTGATTGGCAAAAAGTAGCTACTAATAATTCTGCTGGAAATGCTACAATTGATATAAGTGTTTCTGAGGGTATTACGGTAGGTACTCTTTCTGCAGGTAATTTTTCTGAAGATGCTTTAGGTGAAAGTATTACGTTAGCAAGTAATCGAATTACTTTAAGTAGTACTATTGTAACTGATGGTATACTTCAAAAATCTACAGATACAGCAGATTATTTTACTATACCTTCTAAACTTAAAATTAATAAAATTGATTATCAATTTCCTGCAGGTTCACCTCAAAATAGCTCTTTCTTAGAATCTAATGCAGCTGGAGAACTTAAATGGGGTACTCCAGGCATAATTACATCTGGTGTTGCTCCGACAACTGCAGCTCTAATACCTACAGGAACAATTGTACCTTATGTTTCTACAGCAGGTAATGAATATTTTCCAAATGGTTGGCTACCCTGTGATGGTAGAGCTGTAAGAGGTGCCGATTATCCTGATTTATCAGCAGTAATTACTACCGCATATGGAGGCAATTTATCAGCAGTAGGTGGAGCTACATTTAATGTACCTGATTTAACACGAAAAGCTTTATATGGTTCAGATGATCCACTAAACAGTACATTATATCAAGTTACTACTAGTAATGACTCTACTTCTGTAACCTCTCTACTATCAGCCACTGGTACATTGTTTATAATAAAAGCTGTAGGAGGAGTTACTAGCCCAACACTTACAGTGAGTAAAAATTTATCTGCATTTGTTAATTCTGAAAACTTTACTGGTGTATCCTTTAATCCTTTAAGTGGTGCGATAAAAATTGAACGTTCTACCCCTGGTACTTGTATATTAACAACACCAGGTACTTTTGCAAACGGATTTACTATGCCGAGTGGAATAGAGTTTGTTAAGTTTCATGTAACAGGATCTGGTGCAACAGGAGGCAATAGAGTTGGAGGAGCTGCATCAACTATAACAGGATATATATCTGCTCCTGCTGGTACAGTATTTAACGTTGTTGTTGGAACTAATCCAACAGGTATTAATACTAATGGTAATCAAAGTCTAATAAGTCAGGACGGTAGTAACCTTGCTGTATCAAATGGGGGCAGAACATCTCCGGGTAACATACCTTTACATGGTGAAGGTACTATAAATACTGGAAATGAGTATGTAGTAACAGGTCATGTATTAACTGGCGGATATGGTGGTATAGTAAATGTTGATGCTAATCACAACGCATTAGGAGCTTCATCCTTCTGGGGTTCAGCTCCAGCTCCTGGAGCCGGTGGCGGTGGTGAAAATGGAAATGGGCCTCCTACATACTGCGTAGGCCCTGGTATGGTTAAGTTTGAGTGGTCATAGTTGATATAATTAATTATATACATAAATCTGTATATGACCGATGAAGTTATTGTCGAAGGACTAGACTACTACGATTTTGTTATCTTAAAAAATATCTTAAAAGATAATACTACATTTTCTCCTGATCAATCAAAAGAACTTGAAGAAACTAAGGTGCTTTTAGATAAGATAGAAGAAATAATTCAAGTATTTAAAGAATAAATACTTGTATGAAAGCTAGTTATCAGAGAGGCAGTTCGCTGTGCGAAGAGTTCTCTGACTTCGTCTTATATGATGATGACTTTGATAGTATACTAGTTAATGTTCATGAAGACTATTTTGGTATTGTATTTAGAGAACTTGCAAAACTCGGATATGTTTTAGTTTTTCGAACAAAGTTAGAGTCAACTAATTCTTTGACCTGTACTTTTATAAGAGGTTGAGTAATTAAATATAAATACATGGGCTTTCCTAGTGACATTGTTTTACCTAATTCTTCAAGATATTACACTTTTTTAGAAACTAAAAAGCGTTATAATTCTAATTATGATATTGTATGGTCATTCCAATACAAATTACCAAGACTTACTAGTAACTATGAAGATAATATATTATCCGGAGCTAATATTCCAGATAATTACCAGTTAGGTTTTTCTACTTTTTTATCTACTTTATCATCCCCAATCTCATCTCTACCTGGTCAATACATAGGTGATCAAGATCCTGCATTAATTCTATCTGGTGGTGTAATTACATCTGAAAGCAATGTTAACATTATTACAGAAGGTGGTATTGACTTAACCACTGATGTTAATGAATTGAGTGGTTTATTACTTAAAATAGCTTTTGATTCTTCAGGCTTTTACGCTTTATCTGGTAGAGACGGACGCACCGGTGTTGGACTAACACACGTTAATAAACAATCACTTATATTACGTGATTTAAATCATAATGTAATTTACAACCACAGTCTTTCATCTATATCTACTGCTTTTAGTACTTTATCAACAGATACATTTAGAACTCTACGATTTAGATATATAAACTTAGGTCAAAAGCTGTTAATAGATTTTCATGAGTCTAATACAACAGAATTTACTCCTCTTACTACTATTAATTTAGGATTTAGATTACAAAATTATAGTAATCTTGATGATTTGTTTTGTGGTTTTGCTTTTACTACACCTATTTCTTCTACAAACGCTAATTTAAGTGCAAAAGAATTTTATTTGAAGAACTTTCATATTGAAGGATATGAAGGGTCGACTGTATTAACTGAAACAATTACTAGTGCTGAGATCCCGGTAAATCCCAAGACTGCGGTTTCTACGGTTAGTAATATAACTGCTAGAAGCGTGTAAGATGAGCGATTCTGGAACAGTTACATCATCTTGCGGAGCAGGTTTCGAAATTGAGTATGAAGCATTTTGTGAAAAGGATTTAATTATCATTTACAATATAAGTGGTAATGGTCCTCTTTATAGGATATATATGCATGATCAAACTAGTCCCCGAAAAGAGTTTGTATGGCATGAAAATGATCCACATGGAAATCATAAGAATCCATTTGATCCTCCTAATGGATTACAATTAACAGGAGCCGCGGTAATACAACCAGATGGAACCAAAATACTTTACGCTTTGATTGAAAGCTGTGGTTGCTGTAAAGAGATTATAGTTGAATGTCCAGATGTTACTACAACTACCAGTACCAGTACTAGTACTTCAACTAGTACTTCGACCTCAACTAGTACATCAACTAGTACCAGTACTAGTACTTCAACAAGTACTACTACCTCTACAACTACTCCGTGTTGCTCACCTCGAGGAGAATGGTATTGGAATAGAAACTCCCCTCCTAGTACTATAACAGGTACCTCGGGTGTTGTAGGGCCATTAGGAACAGAAGGTGAAACTGGTATTGGAGGCCCAATAACGCCTTCTATGGCTAGTGTAAGCATAAATCCTGATACTGGAATAGTTACTATACCATCAGGTACTTGGGACGTGGATGTAGAAGATTGGGATACTAATTCAGACCCTGTAAGATATATAGTATCTGCTAATGGATCTTTAAATACATATTATGTAGGTGATGATTTAGAAAGTGTAGCTATAGATTCAGCTGCTCCATGGAATATTATTGTACAGCGTTTAGATGTTTATACACCAGAGCCTGTAATACCACCCGGTCCTATTAATGTAGGAAGTACTTCAAGTTATAATCCTATAGCTGCTCTTTCAGATAAAAGTACTCAAGAAATTCAAGCACTAGTTAGTGGGCTGGAGCCGGCTCCTAATACAAAAAATTTATTTACAAATTATAATAACCGAAATATAGGAAGATTTACAAGAAATGAAGAGTTTTGGGGTAAAGATTTAAAAGGTATAACAGGTATAAGTCCATATTTAAAGCGTGAGCCTGGATCTGATCTACCTACACAACGGTGGTTAAGGCATCATGGTGTAGCTATTACACCACGACATGTATTAATATCAAGACATGTAGGATTTCATAATTTAACTCCTGGAAATAAAATAGGTTTTATAGACAAAGATAATAATTCAGTAGAGCGTACTATGTTAGGTAACGTATCTGGTCAATTTCCAAGAGAAGGAGATTATAATATAAGTGTTTTAGATGAAGACTTACCTAGTAGTGTTGAAATATTGAGGGTAATGCCAACAGACATTTTGAGTCAGATTCCTAACTCAGATTTAACTAGAGCCCGTCCCGGTACTACTAAAAATAGAGATGGTCAAATTATAACTACAGGAGAAGAAGTAGAGGGTAGGTATAAGGTAGATTTTAATGGGTTGTTATGGGGTACCAATCAACAAGAAGAAGGATTATTATTTAGAAGCGCTTTTGCAAGATTAAATGATCCTTCAGAATCTCCTTTTGATAATAGTTTAGCATATTACAGTGATAACCTTAATGGGTTAGCTGATAATGGATGGGGCGGTGAGATTGTATTAGGTGACTCAAGCAGTCCAACCTTTTTCGTTGCTAACAACGAAGCTATTTTAGCTGGTATAACCTCTACTGCTTTAGTTCAAGCTCAATTTACTGGAGGTACTACAAGTATAAATACACTTAATTCTCTTATAGATAGAGTTGATAATGAAGTTTTAGGTTTCTCAACAGGGTATACCGTTAACGCTGCTGAGTTTACAGAATTATTATCTGAAACTACAGATGAAGAAGATAGTGAAGAAGAAGATCCTGATATTTTAGATGGTTTAGGGACAACTACAACTACAATAAAGCCAACTACCACTACCACTACCACTCCAAAACCTGTTACAACTACTACTATTAAACCTACCACTACAACAGTTAGAGCTGGTACTACAGCGTTTCCTCCAGCGCCTCCAGCTACTACTTTAATCCCTCCATCTAGAAGAACTACAACTACAATAAAGCCAACAACAACAACTACTACAACTCCAGGTCTATTTGGAGGGCCTAGGCCAACTCTACCACCAAGGACTACAACCACTACTACAACACCTGACCCTAAAGTAACTACTACTCCTTTCCCGCTAGCGCCACCAGTTACAACTACTACACCTGATCCTAGAGCTACAACCACTTCTACAACTTCTCCAAGCCCTATAACAACTACTACTACTACTACAACACCTAGACCAATAACTACCGGTACAACTACTACAACTAGTACAACACCTGGGTCTCAGACGATGAGACCATCACCATTTGTCGATGTAATTTCAGCTTTATCACAAGATTCAACTCCAAGTCCTACTAATAATAGTAATAATCCATATCCTACATCTCAATCTTTTGTACCTCATTATATGTATGATAGTAATGGGTATGCTTATTGGGCAGGTACATATGAACAGCATTTAAAATTTCAAAACCTTGGTTACACGCACAAGCCAGTAGAAAATATTGAAGATGTGTATGCTGAAACAACTACACCAGCCCCTGCATCAGGAAATACACCTGCTCCAAGTAATACGCCTGCTCCAAGTAATACACCGAGCCCGGGTGGTTATGGTGGTTACTCATCATATAACATGTTAGATAATAACCCCGGGGTATGGGCTAATACTGCTAATACTATTCAACCAGTAAAAAATGCTAACTTGCAACAAACTGGACCAAATTCTTTCTTATTACAAATACCCGGTAATGCAGGGGCAAGAGGTAATGCAGGGCAAGAAGGAGCTGCTGGCATGCCAGGTGGTGGTCTAGAGCCTACTGCAGTTAGATTAACACGAGTCCCAGCTAATAATAATTCACCTAGTTCGTTACTAGATAGAGTTAATCAAGCTATTGCAGAGGCGAGTGCTGGTGGCTGGGTACCCCAGGCTATACTTCAAGAGGCAAGAGATAATGATTTATTAGCAGAAAATAGCGATAGTATGCTTAGAGCACAGGGTGATATGGAGCCCGGGCCTCAAAGGGATAAGCTTTTTAAATTACAAGATGCACAAAGACTGAATAGTGATGATTTATTAGTTCTCCTAAGACTAAAAGAACAAATAGAAGAAGGAAAAACTCCTGAAGATGCGGAAAGTCTTTTAGAAGATATTAATCAAGTAAAAGAAGATCTTAGGGAGGAATTTGGCATCGACGGGGATCAATCAAAAAATAATCCTGATCAAGTTCCTGGCGGTGGTTTAGATCCTATAAAACCGGATGTTTCTGCTGAAGATGTTGTACCTCCTGGACTTAATCGACCTAGCCCGGGATTTCCGGGTAATTTAGATAGAACAGATGAGAGAGTTAATGAGGCATATCAACAGTATTTAGAAGACGGTGATATTGACAAATATTACGAACGTATGGCTGAAATAAGCAAAGAGGATCGCGAAGCAGCTGAAGAAAGTGGTGATAAATCTGCTAACAATAACATATTTCAAGATATGGGTTGGCTTGATGGTAATAATGATCCAGTAGGATTTGTTGAAGACGCCTTAGAAAAAGGAGAGCATATTGTTGTAAGTTATAATGGTAAGTGTTATAAGTTAGTAGATATAAAAGCTATAGAACGATCAAGTTCTGATGTAGATGACATGTCAGCTCTTTGTAACCCACCAGTACAGGATGATGGATCTATTACTCCTGGATGGGAAGAATGTCCTTGCTGTCCTCCAGATAAAACTACTACATCTACTACTAGTACGACTAGTACAACTACAAGCACTACTACAACTCCTCCGGATAAAACTACTACATCTACTACCTCAACTAGTACATCAACTAGTACCAGTACTAGTACTTCAACAAGTACTACTACTTCTACAACTACACCGTGTTGCGTACCGGAATGTTCACCTCCAGCAGAAAGGGAAGGTCAATGGTTTTATGAAGATGCAATAAACAATTATTTACGTCCATATGATGGTGTAGCTGAAGAAGGTGGTGTATTTTGGGAAGGACCTGAATTTGAAGGAACTGAAGATGAGAGAGAAGTTGCTTATGCTAGATTAGAAAATGATAGACTAAAGGCAAGTCAAGAAATGCTAGATATACCTCGAGAGCAAAGAGGTGCATTAGAAGCTAGAATTAGACAATGGCAGGCAGAGTTTAAGGATCGTGATGCTAGAAGATGTTATTTTATCCATGATGCTGATTGGGTAAATGCTCATAAAGAAGTTAGACCATCTGAAGATACAGCTGGGGGTAAAATAGTTAACGAAGAAAAAGGCTTCCGACGAGGTGATGGCTGGGAAGAGTGTGAATGTTGCCCATGTTGTCCTCCTACTAATTGTGATATATGTTGGTTCTGGGATAATAGAAGACAAAATATCTTTACATTCTTAGGCATGGCATTACAAGACCCTGCAGCTGATGATGGAGTTAGAATAGATGTCAAAGATGATATGGTAGTGACTTATTGCTGTGAGCCGCCTCCTTTCGTATTGGATGGTTTTGTTGATGAAGTAATACAAGAGGCTTGGGATAAAGGAGAACTAGCTAGTGATGAATTAATAGCAGCTAGAAAAAAATTACAAGAAGCTAATGACCGGTTAGATCAGGGAATTAGTGATGTAGGTGGCTTTGGTAATTTACCAGCAGATCTCCGACGAGGATTTATACAAGCAGTAGAAGACGCACAACACCAGGTACTAGATGCTGAAGTAAACGTAAATGAAGCAGCAATCGATTTTAACATAGCTGAAGGTAATGTTAATGCTTTAAGAGAGAGAATTGTAAAACGTGTATTAGGAGGAAACCTTCTCCATGGTGAGAGTGGATCCACTAGTGGAGAAATAATAGGTCCACAAGAAGTAGACAGAGTGCGTGAAATATTACTTAGAGAGCAGCAAATTCAAGAAGCTAATCCCGGAAAAGCTCCGGAAGATATAGAAAGACCTGAGTGGTTTGAAAAAGCTTTAAGAGAAGAGCTCGCCCTCTTTGGAGAACAGGGACCTGTAGATGAAGTTTTAAATGAGATAAATGAAGCTCTAGAGCGTGAAAGATTAATTAAAAATGATGATAACTGGACTGGTCCTGCCGAAGGTAACGAGCTTGCAAGAGAAGATATTACTGATGGTGATAAACTAAAATCATTTCAAAATGAAGACGGTCAAGCCTTTAATCCAGAAATAGATTTAAAGGATGTTGCTAAAAACTTTAATGAAGATTGTAATGAAGCATGTAGACCTATTTGTTTTAAGGTTATAGACAAAGATTTTGTTAACAAAAATCCAATGTTAAACCCTGCTATAGATGTTTTAGCTCATGTTAATGACCCGGCTATCAACCCACAAAATGAAGACAAACCTGCTAAGTTAGGTGTTGGTGCTTTAGAACCGGGTGATAAAGGGTTAGGTTGGGAAATGTGTGAATGTTGCCCTTGCCCAGAAACTAACAAACCTCCTGGACCTGGACCTGGTGGACCGGTTCCACAACCACAAGAGCCAGAAGTAATAATAGTTCCTGGTGATGCAGAAGATCCTCCAGATTTTCCAGATGATGAACTTACTACACCAACAGTCCGTACAACTACAACTGAAAGAGTAACTACTACTACAGTTACTACTGGTACAACTCCAAGATTACCTACAACAATCTGCCCTCCAGATTCTAAAGGAGGTCCTCGTTGCAATGTTTTGAAGTGGTAGTAATTATTATTAATGACTAAACTCACAATTGGTATTTGTGTATACGATGATTATGACGGCGCTTACTTTACTCTACAGTCATTAAGACTGCATAATAGAGATATTATAGATAGACTAGAGTTCGTTATTATTAACAATAATCCAGAATCACCACAAGGTAAAGCACTGCATGGCTATAAGAACTGGATTAAAGAACCAATAACATATATTGAGTATGATAATTTTGCATCAACTGCGTTAAGAGATAAAATATTTGGATTAGCTAACACTGAGTATGTTTTAGTAATGGACTGTCACGTTCTACTAGCTAATGGCGCGTTAAAGAGGTTATTAGATTACTACGATAAAGGTAAAGATGAAGGTAATTTACTCCATGGTCCATTATTGTATGATGATTTAGAAGGTTATAGTACTCATTTTGATTTAAGTGTATGGGGATCACATATGTGGGGACAATGGGGATGTGATAAACGTGGAGAATCAATGGACTCAAAACCTTTTGAGATCGAAGCTATGGGACTTGGATTATTCACTTGTAGAAAAGATAGTTGGTTAGGATTTAATCTAAAGTTTAGAGGTTTTGGAGGTGAGGAAGGTTATATTCATGAAAAGTATAGGAAGATAGGAAAGAAGGTAATGTGCTTACCGTTTTTAAGATGGAATCATCGGTTTGATAGACCAGGAGGTGTACCTTATCATAATGACCTTAAGGATAGGTTTCGTAACTATATGATAGGTCATCAAGAAGTAGAATTAGATACTAATATTGTAGTAGAGCAATTCAAAGACGTTATACCCATGTCATATATTCAAGAGGTAAAAAATGAGCTAAATATAAAATGAATAAGTCTTTAGTTATTAAGAGTGCCTTTTATAACACAAAAAATGTTACATCTATAGTTGAGAATTTAATATTTGGTGAAGGATCACTTTATTTTATAGCAAGTAATGGAGTATTTGGTGATCCTGAGCCTTATAAAAAAAAGACTTTAAAGATAAAATATATTTGCAATGGTAAAAATGAGGAATTAGAAGTAAATGAAAATAATTATGTTAAAATAAATTATTCTCCTTCAGATCGTTTAGGTATTTGGTATACAAATAATTGTAGTACTAAGCCTTTAATAATAAGAAAATCGTTAGATGAATTAGCTAAAATATCAAATAAAAAGGTTACTATTTTAACTAGTGTTTGGAAAGAAATAGATAATAATCCTTATAAAAGTTATAAGTCATTTTTTAATCATGGAGGTTTAATAAATATAAATCTTCAAATCTTGCAACTCCTGTATGCTGCAAAACAAATACATGATTTTAAATATGTTTCGTTTTTAGAGCATGATGTGTTATATCCTATAGGTTATTTTGATTATCCTGATTTTGATAAAGGTTCAATTATGACTAATATGAACTATATTCAATTAAGTAAAAAGGGATGGCAAAAAAATAATAATAGTGATCAACCGCTTCATGAAATGACTATGCATTTTTCAGATGCTATAGATAATTTTGAATCTAATTTGCAAAGGGGATTAAGACATGAATATTTTTTACTTGAAAATCAAAATTTAAAAAGAAAATCTTGGAAAAGTAAGAATCCATCTGTGCATGTTTATCATGGGGCTCATTTAACTTCACACTACAACATATATTCTAACGAATACGAGCAAGAAAATCATTACTGGGGTAACGTAGCGTTATATTCAGATATACTAAAGATTACCCATTGAGGCTTCTACTTTAAGATCATGTCTCATTGAGTGATATCTTTCGTCGATATACTTTTGAAACGCTAAAGGCTTTATCCACTTATCACTATCAACGTCTACATCTTCTTGATTACCTACTACTTCGAGAGCTTCAATTAGACACGCCCATCGAACTAGTTCATCAAATTCCATTGTCTTAGTAGTTCCGTCTTTTAGTTTAAAGGTATAGTTTTTCATATTATAATAATATTATAGTTCCGTTCCTTGTGAATAGCTTGAAGTAATTTTAATATCATCGTCTACTTCTTCTTCTTTAGTAAGTTCAGCAAAAGCTTGATTAACATTTACAGGTTGAGTTAATAGAGTAGGTGTAATACTTACTTCGATTCTAAAATCATTATTACATTTTTCACAAGTATACGTATTTTCCATATTTAGAAACACATTCTCTGTAAATGTATAATTACCACAAGGACAAGCAATAGTTACTTCACTAAGATCGAGCAATTGTTGCAATTCTCCTTCAAACTCTTGAGTTAGATTATCTACTCGACTAATCTTAAAAGAAGAATAAACAAAAGCTATAATAAATTGAATAACAATAGCGAGAGCTAAAGTTTCCCAAAATCCTATAATATTTCTTAATCCGAAAGCAAAAGCAATTGCTACTAATAGGGTAATAAGGAAAGACCTTAAGATAGTCATATAGCTATTTTAGCCAGATCTTCAGGAATATCAAGGATAAGTTCGTTAATCTTATCAATCTTATTGTTTATATTATCTATTATTCCGTTTGGAGTATCATTACTAGCTTTGGCTTTAGCTAGCATATTACGTAGTTCCGCTAGGGAGACAAAAGCAGACCCCAGTACCTCGTTAATTCTATCTAATTCATAAGGTAAAACTGGCGGGGCTTTCTGATTCTTTTCATTATCTTTATACAAGGACATTTGGTCTTGTACGTTCATATGATAATTGATAGGTTTATCTTCTGGCCCTACACTATAAGGAAAATCAGCTCCATCCATGTAATTATTTATGCTAGAGACTAAATAATTTTATGACTAAGTTTGAAAGACGTTTTTTTAATAGCCTTAGAACCGTAAACGAAGCTGCAGTAGAAGAAAGAGAAGCTTTTGAAGCAGAATTAGATGATAATACTGATGCAGGAGATTTCGATGTAGATGTAGATGTAGATGAAACGGTTGTTGATGAAGATCCTAACGTAAAAGCTGCCATGGCAGTAAATGAACGTAACGAAGCTATGAAAGGTGAGCTAAGAGGGTGGATTAAGGCTATGGAAGGATTTTTAGATTATTTAAATGGAGAAGAGCCAACTTCAATTCAACAGCAACTAGCTAATGCAGAACCAGATACTATCTTTGATAGAATGAAAGCTTCTGAGCAACGTAAACTTGCAAGAGTAGCTACTGAGTTAGCAGGTGTTACAGAGTCATTCAAAGGTTACTTAGCACAAACAGGAAATTCTCAGTTTAAATACGTCTGATTTCGATACTTTTTAATTTCAGATAACTTTACAATACCTTCGATACCCTCGAAGGTATTTTTTTGTATAAACTCCCACTTAATCTCATCAACTTTACAAGCAATTGCTATATCATTAAAGTCTTTAAATCTTTTACCAAACTTCTCCGGCCAGACAAAAACACTTTCTCCTTGTTTTAACAATACCTCTGATTTTACTAGCGACGCTTGATCTACCCATTGCGAGTCAAGTATCCATGTTTTATCATACCACTTAAGTGTGTTGTTTAGTTGCTCTTCCTGTCTTTGAGTAAACGATTTACCTCTTTCGGTAATACCAGCAACTGCTACAGAGTTCTTAGTAAAGAAAGCATTAACAGGTCCTTCGAAAATATATACCCGATCATGATCACTTTTAACTCTATCAATATTAAACAAAGTTTTTTCAGAATTAACTTTTCCAAGGTACTTAGGCTTTACTCTACTGTCACGATCTAATACAGTTCTCGTTTGATAGAATTCAATATCACCATTTTCATTTATAAACGGTATAATTAATCTATTTTTATGAACCATATCTGTTAACGATACATACAAAGCATCAGGCTTATTTACAGCTGTATCTAGACGTCTCTTTTTAATTAAATGTCGAACAGCTGTAACAATATTGCTGTTATTATAAAAGTCAAGCTGAAGCTTATCAGACAAATTAATACTGTCCTTAGGTAAGGTAGTGACTTCAAAGTTCGGTTTAATATCCTCATCTCTAGCAATAATATCTTTAGCATCCGGAACATGATCTTTTAATTCTCTTATTACTTCTTCATCTGTATCACCTGATACTTCTTTTATCCATCTAAAAGGTTTTCCTGACCAACCACAGTTATGACAAAATATATTATCATTTTTAGGAATGTAATAACATCTTCTCTTTTTACCTAATGACTGACCTTCTCTGCATATCGGACAACTACATTGATATACATTATTAAATTTGTTATACTTTGGATAAAAGCCAAGTTCAAAAAACTTAAGTATAACAAAGTCTTCAGGAAGCGATATCATTTAATTTATTATAAAGACTTTTCATAAAAAACAAATTATGCCAGTCTTCTTTTTTATCTAAAATACGTTTAAATGAATAATCTTCACAAAACTTCAAAAACGTTTTATAACAAGGATTTACTTTTACTGCTAATTGTTCTTTATAATAATTAGATTCATCAGGCAGAGATTCATACTTATCTAAACAAAATATTTCTGAATTACGTTTAAATATTTCTTGTTGATCATTATCAAGAATATATCCCGGGTCATTCAAATATTTCTTTACTGCTGCTTTACCAAATCGAGGTATACCAGGTACATTGTCTGACTTATCGCCAGTTAAACATTTTGCAGTATACCATTCTTCTACATCTTTATAACCCGTTTCTTGCTCAAAACTATTATAATCAAAATATTTTTTTCTAATAGGATCATAAAGAGTGCACTCTTCACTTACTAACTGTAAAAAGTCCCTATCTACTGATATAATAACTTTTACCCCTTTCTTTTCTCTGCATATATATGCAACAATATCATCAGCCTCTAACTGTGAGGGGAATATTGAATTTATACCCATAGATAAAAGTATAGCTTTTATCACTTCATTATTCTGATGCGGTGAAGGGTCTTTAGATCTATTACCTTTATAATCTTTAAAGACCTCTTTACGAATATTAGGTTTATAGTCCTTCTTTTCATCCCATACAAATATAGTATTATCGGGAACAAATTGCTTCACGTAGGAGCTCACCGCATTAAGCGTAAAGTATATATGATAGTTACTGACTTGACTATCCGAATGTGTCTTCGTCTTCTTCGACTGAAGTTTTGCTGTATGAAATGTTCGGTGTATTAAATTGTTGCCGTCTACTATCAGAGTTTTCATTTTTATTGTATTGTGCTTCAACTACAGAATAAATTTTTTTAGGTAGTTTCTCTACAAATTTAATTATATCACTGTTCCTTCCATTTTCAAATGACTCTCTAGGAACTTTTACATTTTCCATAACTGGTATAGATAAACATCCAACAAAATCTTTTGATGGTTCGACTATTGCAAACATCTGACCGGCATAATCACCTGTCTGCACAGCATATAATTCTCTTTTACAATAACTCATCAGGAGGATTTATTCCTTTTATTGATTGCGCTTCACTCGCGAAATATTTTAACAAGAATGAATTTAATGCTTCAACTTGTTGTGGTGTTTTAGCTGCTTTTATATCAATATGCCTTCCATTAAAATCAAATCCTAGTAGGATATAACTATCTAGATATTCACTAATGATAGTTGATAAACGATACGCAAGGTCTTTTCTATTCTTAAAGGATTTTCTTTCTTTAATATTTTCCTTTAAAGCTTTTTCGACCATTTCACGTAATTCGTCATCACTGTCGAACTGATCTTGATCTTCTTCCATACTATTATTTATCTAAAAAATCACTTTCGTGTTTTTGCCGGACCCCGTTATTTAGTAGTTTTGATACAACTACTTCAATAGAATCTGTTTTAAGACTAAAATTAGAGTTAAAACTCTGATTACCGTCGTATAGAGAAAATAGATATTCGCCTTTGAATGGTGTATTTTCGAAACATGTTACAAATACTGAAGCGCCGCCGGGATCTACTAACACTGTCCATTTACGTGGATCTGCTTCACTGTATTTATCGAATATTCGCAAGGTAACAAAATCATTATCCTTTAGTCTTTTAATAAAGTACCCTGCAGTTTTTAACTTGTTCTTTTTTTGATTCACTATCATTGAGTTAATGCTGAAATTATATACTTTAATTTAATACCATTACTCTCAATATCAAATACAACTACACCAAACTCAGTATTTACTTTAACATCAAATTTATTATCAATGCTAGTAAGTAATCTTAAATTATCTAAGTTAAGAGGTACAGCTTCTAAATCAAACTTAACCTCACCAATAGATAGAGTAAAGTTATCAGTATTATGTCTAGATCGATCAGTAAGTTCTGCCATCAAATTACCATCTTCAGTATAAAAATAAATTTTATTAGTTTCATGCGCAAATCCGCAACCTTTAAATATACGTTGCAAGGTTACTTTATCTAAATCAAATTCAACATCATACTTAAACTTACTAATTTTATCTAAGTTAATATTAGGTCTAGTAATAAAGCCTTCTTCATAGAGATGATACTTAAACTTGACGTCTTTACCTTTATACTCTAAATTATTACTATTGATAATCAATTCGATTTCATCTTTTTCAATAGTATCTAAGACATGCTTAAGTTTTTTAACATCAGGTATATTGAGAACAGTTTCTATATCGCAATCAATATCAAAGTTAGTATGTAATATTAACGTACTATCTAAGCTTGAAACTAAAGCAGATATCTGCTTATCTTTAATATCTAAAATAACGCCTTGATCATTTATCTTTGAAATAGCGTCTAAAAACTTTAGAAATTCACCTTTGTTTGTTAATTTTAACTTTCTTTCCATTATCTAATTTTAAACTAATTTCTTTTAGAATCAAATTTTGCTTTTCCAATAGATCAACCATCTTATCGATCTTCGAGGGTTCGGTAAAATCAAAATCTAATTGATTGTCATTAGATTGTGGTGGTAATTCTTGTAGTACTGGTGCTTGCTGTACCTCTCTCAACTCTTGTGCAGCTTGTTCCGGGGTTACCGGAGCGACCGGTGTCGGGGCAGCTTCTGGTTGAGGTGGAGCTCCTTGTTGCGGAGGAGCTCCTTGTTGAGGCATTTGTACAGTAGGTATTTTTGCTACTGATTCAAATGTATGTCTTAGTTGATCAGATTTAGGTTGTAAGTTACCTGATTGACCTACTATCATTTGATCTTGCTTATTCATCTGACCATATGTCTGGCCAACAAATTGCATCAAGGCTGCTTTAGCCTCTGGTGTCATTGGTGGTTCTTGCATCTTAGAGATCTTTCAAAAGGTCGTCAATATCCTCTTCAACTGAATCATTACCTGCAACTACAGGCTCAGGTTCAGCAGGAGCAGCGGCAGGCTCCGGAGCTGACGTTACTGGAGTTTCAGGAGTATCATCTCCGGTCTTACAGTAATAATGCTCATTAAACATTTCTTTAAGATCGTCATAAGACTTAAGAGTAAATACTTCCGTAAGATCAAATACTCCATCGTAAATATCTTTTTGTTGATCTTCAGACAGCTCTACCTTACCTGCAGAAGTAAATCTAGAAGATACATAAGTAGGAAAGTCACCTTGCTGCTCTACTTTAATCTTAAAGTTAACACCTTCAGATCCTAAGTCAAAGATACGAGCTCCAAACTCTTCAGCATCTTCTCCTTCAATAGCTTCAGTAATAATTTTTTGAAGCTGCTTACCATAACGAAGAATTTTTACTTTTCCGTTATTATCAGGATTAGAGGGGTCGTCGATAACATAAACATTTACCAACCACTTCTCTAAGCGTCGTACAGCGCTCATCTTTTCTTTCTCTTCTTCACTACCGGTACGAAGAACACGAAAACGCTCTTCAGCAATAGGATCACGTTCACCAAACGTTTGCGGACTCAAAGTCTGAACGTATTGACCAGTAGCGTAAGAATTCCATCCATGGTTATAATAATGAAAGAATGTCTTACTCGGATCTTTTGCAAATGGCAAAAGCCTTACAGTATAAGTATTACCTACTTTAGTAGGCATAATCTCATTGAATGTAGCTGACCCCTTATTATCAGAAGTAGCTAGTGCGTCTTTAATTGATTGAAACATTGAACTAGTAAAAGTACTCATGCCATAATTATAATGCCGGTGTGCTAAACTTCAACAGTTTTTGTTCTATTATTTTCAGACCTTTTCTTGCTTTATCTTTTAGAGTTTTGGAACTTATAAATTTTACTCTTGTCTTAGAGTAAAGGTCTGCGAAATCAGGTATAAGCCAGTTAAACACTTCCATATCTCCGCTCCTCACAACACTCTCAATATCAAGAGCATGAAGTGTATAAAAATTAATATGATGATTTTTTAGATGTTTAAATACTTCAGGTGTAGTACCGGAAGTACATGTTTTATACTTTCCGAGAGTTATTTTTTCCGTATTACAGTAATTGTAAATAAACTTTAAACACTCTTTTAGTGTATTAATACTTTCTTCACTGTCAGGATCTTGTACTTGTTTATCTTTACAGTACATAGAATAACATTTTATTGCTCTACGTGTGTTAAAAAACGTCAAATCAAAATAGTTATCCGAACCGTAAACTTTATATGGAGCGATAAAGAAGTCGCTATAGTTTATATGTGTATATTTTGATAAAAGTAAGTTAAGTTTCTTGAGAGCTACTTCGTCTTTACTCTCTAAGTTATCAAAATTTTGTCTTAACCGAACTGGCTTATTTTTTGCTTTTCGAGATGCGTATAAAAAACTATTGTATATTGATTTTTCTTTTTCATTGATCATAGTTTAATATTAGAATTCGAATTTAGGAACTTTGTAATATATTTCGATTTAGTAATCGAAGGCTCAAAGTCTATAAATAGTTTAACTACATCAAAGTTAGTTTCAATGGTTAAAAGTTCCTTTAATATAGCTCTTAACCTCTTTTCTTGTAAGACTAAAATAAAAACATTTTGCAGAGATAGCTTTTTACCTTTTAATAAAGAACAAAAAGTACAAAAGCACATTAGTAAATGGTCGGTCTCATCTTTGATTAAAGATGAAGATGGTGATTTTGGTGTGTTAGTTGTTAACATGGGGTAAATTGTTTAGTTAGAGTTGCAAACTGTTCCGTTAACTTACCACCGGCTGCTGCTGCGTGCCCTCCCCCATTACAAAGTTTTTGAGCTAGTATACTTACATCAGCATCACAAGATTTAGATCTTCTAAATGATACTGTCTTAGCTTGTGTGTTTACTATAACGCTTATATCTGCTTTATGTTTATTAATTAGATAATGCGCTAGTTCGTTTATGGCATAATTAGCAAAAGTAGCAACTATACTATACTCTTTTATCTTTCCTGTAAAAGTTTCACCAGTTAATTGTTCTTTAAATTTTTTAAAGTATAACTTTATAGCATTTTTTTCTTGTATAGTAAAGTCTCTTAATCCTTTCTCAAAAGCATTTATAAAATTTTCAGTTTTAGGAGAATTAAGATTGTAGTAGATGGCATTTAGTTTTAAACTATCTTTATTTTCAGCATTATACCAATCATATGATTGAATACATTCTATAAGCTCAATTTGCTCTTTCGATAGATGAGTGAGATGAGATTTAAACTTATCGTAAATAAGAGTTGTACTAGAATATACATCTGGGTCTATTATTACTTTAGCTTTTTTATATAAGTCTTTATGTTTAGCATGATTTTTGTGACTATCTATAACTACAACATTTTCTCTATCAATAAGACTTACTTGTTCTGGAGTTAGGTCTAAATCAGCTACGTAAACTCTATCATAATGATCTAATGTATGTAACGCTCCTTTAAATCGTCCTGTTAAAGTAGATTCAGTTACATCTTGAATACTAAAAGCTTTAGCATCTTTATATAACCACTTTAACAATAATGCAGAACCTGCACCATGTAAATCGGTATCTGTCCATACTTGGATATTCACTATTTGTATTTACAAAGAGTTCCTTATTGTGCAAGTCCAGCTAACGCGTTAAGAGTCTCCATGCTATCATCTTCAAAATCAATATCATCTGCCTCTTCAATAGTTAAAGTACTATAGTTAATACGCATAGCTTGCGTATTACCACGAGGGCCATACCGATTTTTCATCATTCCAAGCCTTATAATACCTAATTCTCTATCTTCTTCATTTTGATAGATTGAAACAATAACATCAGAAGTAGCAGCTAATCCAATCGATTCAGATATAGTAGCAAGATCAGGGTTATCAGTATCAAAGCCGGCTCTATTTAACTGAGTAGCAGATATAATAGGACATTCAAACAAGTAACTCATTGCACGAACTTGCTCAGTTACATGTTTAATTCTCTCATACGAATTATTACCCATCGTTGAATGCATTAAGTTAAGATAATCTAAAACTATAGCATCTAACTTAATTCCTTGTTCTTGAAACTTCTTTATAAAGCCTTTCAATTGACTAGGAGTAATAGTCGAAGGAGGAAACTCTTTAATAAAGATCTTTCCAGCTTCATCTTTTATAGCTTGCTTAATCGAAGGTGTATTACTAGCTAATTCCTTCATAGGAATTTTAGTTACATTAGTACAAATACGTCTTGCATAAAGCAACTCAGACATCTCAAGGGTAACTAGCAATACATTTTTACCTTGCTTAGCAATATTATGAGCTATGTTACCGAGAAATATTGACTTACCAATATTAGTCTCACCAGCAAATACATACAACGATTTACCTGCTTCAAGGAACCCTCCACCAAGACTTTCATCTAACCATTCCCATTGACTAGGGATATGTCTTTCTACAGAGTTAATATCATCAATCAATACGTCAATATCATTATATAAGTTTAAACCAAGATCAGTTACCAGGTTAATATTACACGATTTTTCAAACTTATCTAATACTACTGATGTATCTACTTTACCATTAGATACATCTTCAGCTACATTTAGCATAGTATGATATACAGCCTTCTCTTTAAGGAACTGTTCCGTATTATCATACAATTCATCCTTATCTAAGTTCTTATCTATATCGTTAAACGATGTTACTAGTTCCTTAAACGACTCTCTCTGTTCATCTGTTACAAGATGAGACTTAATTTCAGTAGTAGTAGGAAGCTTGTTACGCTTTTCAGAAAAATCTCTAATAATAGAAAAAATACTCGCAATAGATTTTTTCTTAAAGTAGTCAGGCTTTACAAAATCAGCTATAGAAGCCAAATATGTACCGTCTGTTAAAGACTTATATATAAGGACATTTTCGAAATAATCTAAGTCCAGTTTACTCACAATAAAATGATATAATATATTATTTTGTTTTCCACTTATTCAAGAACCACTCTTGACCTTTATTAAATTCGCTAGTAAAGGATTGTAAACCAGGAGATTTATGAGTAATGTATATGTCACCAACTCCTAATTTAAATCCTGCTTTATGACATTGCATAGAATAGTCTAAATCATAAAAATGCCACTTTGAAGGGCACGATTCATCAAATCTTATCTTTGTAAATACCTCTCTCTTTATAGCCATAAAGACACCATCAAGTAAAACTACACGTTTTGGATATTCACCAAAACAAGTCATGTGCTTTTTATTTTCATCTCCATGAGCTACAGCTCCGTGTAAGTTTCCAGAGTTAAAACCACCACCCATTAAGTGCCATAATGCAGGTGCTTTCAAACTAACTTCAGTAGTACCTGCACAACCGACAACATCAAATTTTTTAAACAGTCTATTAAGTCTTTCCTCAGAAAAATTTTCTAAAATAACATCATCATGAACTAATACTAAATTTTGTACATGTTCTTGTAAAGCAAAATCTATAGCTTTGTTATATATCTTCTGTAATGAGTCTTTGTTGTGTTGTTTAAAGACAACAGAAGAGTTTTCACTAGTCTGCCAAAGTAAAGTATTAGTATCTTTACCTGCAGTGGCTGAAAATATCATAGTATCAATCATATAAAAGAAAATGGAGAGTCGTGCTCAAACGTACCGACTTTATTCCATCGTTTAGTTTTTTCGTTTAGACGTACTATCACTCCTTCCGGAAGCTCTTGTAATGAACTACCGTTTATAGTAGAATAGTCACCTTTATTATTGTAATGAAGTATAGATCCTGAACGAGCAAGGAACACTTCACTAGTATCACAAAATACAATACTTAAAGCGTACGTACCTGCAAGAAGCTCTAATGTCTTTTTAATAATTTTAACAGGGTTAGGTAGTACTTTGCCTTTATCGTGTTCCTTTTGCGTAAAGTGTTCCAATAGATTAACTATAACAGCAGTATCTACATTATTTTCGAGATACTTACAGTATTGTTTCTTGAGCTTTTTATGATTAGTTAGAACTCCATTATGAGAAACTAACCAAGAAAGAGATTCGAAAGGATGCGAGGTATCATATCCCCATTTTCTAGTAGATGAAGTAGGTGCCTGTACGTGACCGAGATAATACCTACTTAATGGTTGATGTGTATACTTATCAAAGTCTATATCACCTTGCTTCTTTTTAATAAATTGATCGTCTTCTGATAAGCTAATTATACTACTTGCAAAATTACCTCTTTGCTTGTTTGCTTCATACAAAACTTCAAACATAGAAGAGTCAAAAGAACCAAATATCGCGCACATATACTATATTATATTAGTTTACGCGATTATCAATCTTCCCAATCGAACTTAAATCCTTCTTCCCACATATATGAGTTATCAACATACCTACTCATTGGACCATCAGGTCCTTCAGCTCTAATTCGTTCGCTAATTCTACGATTACGAAGAACCCAAGGTGAAGGCTCGCTAATGCTTTCTCTATGATCTTTATCGATTCGCCAAAAGAAGTCAATAGTTCCATAACGCTTATCTTTTGCAAGACAATTATCTGGGTAGTCAACACCATCTATTGTATACCATTTTTTCTTCTTCTTTTTAGTTTTTTCAATGCCTAAATCCTTTAAAGTTTTTCTTCCTAAGCCTTTTACTTTAAATAGATCATCATTATTTCTAAAAGGCCTAAAGCCTAGAATGCGTTTAGCTGTCGTCCTTCCTACTCCTGGTAGTTTATACAGCTCTTTTTCAGTCATTTCGTTAAAATCCTTATAATTTAGCTTCATAGGTATAAATATATTATATGAGTTCCTTTGATTACACCGATAATTTTAATGGCTTTAATGATTTAATCAACAGAGCAGACTTTCTTACAGAAGCTAAGATTGGAAAAGCACATCCTTCATTTGGAG